AATAGTATAAAGAATATAGCGTGAATGGGTGGTGGTCTTCTTCAATTAGTAGCTTACGGAGCACAGGATGTTTATTTAACTGGTAATCCTCAAATTACCTTTTTCAAAGTTGTATATCGTCGTCATACTAACTTCGCTATCGAGGCTATCGAACAAACACCTACTGGCAGTAATTCTCTCGGTTCTCGTGTAAGTTTCCAAATAACACGTAACGGTGATTTAATTCATCGTGTATATTTCTACGGTGTGATTACTGCTTCAGGTACAGCAACTGATGCTGTCGCTCTTGTTCCCAACTTCGGACACAAACTATTGAAAACTATTGAGCTTGAGATTGGTGGCCAGCGCATAGATAAGCATTACTCTGAATGGCTATATATCTGGAACGAACTTTCACTCCCTATTGGAAAGCGTGATGGATATAACGTCATGGTTGGTGCTAATGCCCGTAATATCTCAACTAAACTTGTAGTAGGTGAAAATTATGAACTATATGTCCCCCTCGAGTTCTGGTTCTGTCGTAATGTTGGCCTTGCCCTTCCTTTAATCGCTCTCCAATATCATGAAGTCAAGATTAATATTGAATATGAAAGCGAGGCATTAATGAAAGACACAAATGCTGCTAACTATACTTTCCAAGAAGAAATCAAAACTACTGGATACACAGCAAATAACGCACTTGCCCCTCTTGGTACCACCGTGTCTCTTAAGTTAGAAAAGGCTACCCTATGGGTTGATTACATTTTCCTTGATACTGATGAACGCCGCCGATTTGCTCAGCTATCACACGAGTATTTGATTGAACAACTTCAATTCACCGGTGCTGATTCTATCACCTCATCAGGCGATTCCATGAAGAGCATCCGAATGAACTTCAATCACCCCTGTAAGGAATTAGTATGGACTATCAAGAATACTGGCACAAATGTATATTGGAACAATTACTCAACCGCTGGTGGTGGCACTTCTAATGATCATCTCGATTCCACCAACCCTGTAACCAACGCAAAGATAATGCTTAACGGTAATGATCGCTTTGCTACTCGCAAGGGTGATTATTTCTCTCTCGTTCAACCTTATCAGCACCACGAGAATACCCCTGACAAGTTTCACCAAGGCATTAATGTTTATTCATTCGCCCTTAAACCCGAAGAGCATCAACCGAGTGGAACTCTAAATATGTCCCGTATCGATACCGCCGTTCTTTCTTTATCATCCAGTATGACCGGTATAATAAGCATCTATGCGGTTAACTATAATGTTCTTCGTATCCTCTCCGGTATGGGCGGCCTTGCTTATTCTAATTAAATTATACATGTCAGTCAATCACTCATCTCTTTTCTTTTCTTTTCTTTGTATTTTATATTACATTATTGTAAAATATAAATATGTAAAAATATAAATATGTAAAATATAAATATGTAAAATATAAATATGTAAAATATAAATATGTAAAAATATAAATATATAAAATATAAATATGTAAAAATAAGTTATATACTTTTTGTATTCTCTAATAATTAAATATTTGGTTCTTAAAATATTTTTGTTCTGGTGTTTCGTTTATTCCATCATCTCCTTTAATTATTTTTTGATAATCGTTGATGCCATATAAGTTGAATAGTTTCTCTAATGTATTTGTCAAAGCCCTCTCTAATTTACCTTTGTCTTTACTCTCCAAGTTCTCTTTTAATTTATTTAACTTCTTTAAAAACTTGGAATATGATTCAATCATAAATGCCTCATCAATATTGCTAATATCATTATATTTAAATATATTATCATATTTATCAATATTTCTATTACATATTTTTATATAGATCTTAAATAGATCCAATAAATCATCCGCATTTTTAACATCAGTTTTAGCTTTTAAACCCTCTTGTTTTTCCTCATATATTAATAGCTTATTTAATGTTCCAAGTAGCTTTATAAAATCATACTTTGTACCTTTTTCAGAAGACATAATTATATTCATTCCATCTATTATCTCATTACTAATATTTTGTAAATTTGGAGGGTTTTCTTCTTTTTTTCCCTTGATTTTCTCTATAATACTTTTTATAGGGTTTACACCAGTAGAATTTGAATTATTGGGAATATCTTTTAAAGGTGTACCAATAATTTCACTACCATAAAATATGTATGCGTTTATTAATGTTTGAAATTCTTTAAATTTTATTTTTATTTCATCATCCACACCTTTGTTATTTAAATCATTTCCAATATTATTATTATTATATTTTTTGTCTTTTAAACCATTTATTAATACTCCTAAAATATTAATTAGTTCAAATCTATGATCTCTTTTTGTTTTTGCCTCTTTTTCTACATCAGAATCATTATTCTTATTGCGAAGTTTATCTTTGTAATCATTAATAATCCTCTTTGCGTGTTCTATTTTCTTTTTGATATCTTTAAAATTATAATAGTTGACTAAATCATTTAAAAAACTTTCTCCAATATAACACTTCTCATCACTAATAGCATCTTTTAGCTCATTTAATGTATATGTAGAAATATCTTTAAAGTTTTCATCATTATCTAAGATGTCTCTTATAACATCATAATTAAAACATGTTATTTCTTCATAATTATTCCCTTTGATATATTGTAAAGATATATAGCGTATGTTATCATTCATTAACTGTTATATCGTATCCTTCTAAAATAATTAGAGATATTATATATATATTCTAATATTCTAAAACTTTGTCGCTATTATACTTGTGAATAACCATATAAACATAGTGAATAGAGATAGCGCTTTCGATAGTTGCTTACGCTCTTCGTAGTCTAATATTTTAATGCTTTCTTGGTCATCTTCGTCTTTGAAGTCGGGCTTCTTTTTAATATTTAATATTATAGGGATTACTATTAATAATAATATTAATGATGTATGGATAAGTAATCGTGATATTCCATTCGTCCCCATATAAAAATAGTAAAATAATGTGCGAATGCTATTTATAATTCCATTAAAGTTCATATATTTAACATCGAAACTATTATCTATATTAATGAATAACACAATAAACCAAAATAATATAATATATATTACAGCATAATATATGAATCCTTCATAAAATGTTTTTATAATATTAATATCTATACACCATTGCACCATGATTATAGTTATATAGCGAATAAAAAATGTTGCGATAATAAATACAATTCGATCGTCAAAGGTAAGCTCAAGCGCTTCTATAGGGTTTTTAGGGTCATTCTCAAAATCCCTTATTTTCTTAATGATATCGTCAGTCTCATCCTTACTTTCCTTTTCATCAAAATCTAAACTATTATATACATCAATATCATTAGATAATTGCTCAATCTTGTTATCAGTTTTGATTGATACTACCTTATCCTTATTTTCATTCAATCTATTACGATACTCATTTATTATTTTATTATCTTTGATCTTATTGTATCTCTGAGTGTCTAAATATTGAGCCTTTAAATTATCATCGCTGTATTTTTGATTAGGATTTCCTCCTTTTTTTTCTGTCGTTTGTTGACTATATTGTTCTTGTGGAGCATCTAAAAATCCTGGTGATGCTGAAGGTAGATGTTCTAATTTTTTTCGTGGTAGAGGTTTTAAATTTTTGTTAGTTATATTACCAGTAGCATCCTTACTCATAGATATTGCTGCTGCTGGTGTTGCTGCTGCTTGTGCTGCTGCTTCTTGTGCTACTGCTGCTTGTGTTGCTGCTTGTGCTACTGCTGCTTGTGTTGCTGCTTGTGCTGCTGATGCTTGTGTTGCTGCTGCTATTGTTGCCGTTGTGTTTGTTTTTTCAATACCAAGATCATCTATTCCATTAAATTCATCGAATATTTTAGATATAGAATTTAATAAGTCTGTTCCCTTTATTGAATCAATAAATTCAGCTTCAGCACTATCTACATCGGTTGCTTCTTTTTTTATTGCTTTACCTGCTTCATCAGCTACATTATATAATTCATTACCAACACTAATACTTGGGGCTACAGCATCTTTTAAAGAGTTAATAGCAGAATTTGCTGCTTTTGTTGCGTTTGCTTCTTCTGCTGTTTTTGCTTCTGCTGCTATTTTTGCTTTGGTTTCTGTGTCTGCTGTTGTTTTTTTTATATCTGCTTCTATTGCTTTACTTCCAGCTGCCGCTACATTATATAATTCATTACCAACACTAATACTTGGATCTACAGCATCTTTTAATAAGCCTATAGCATTATCCGATTCGTTGGTTGCTTTATTTTTTTCTTTTTCTTCATTTTTTGTTGTATTTTTATTTCCTTTTTCTATTGCTGTATCTGCTTCTTTTGCTACATCATATAATTTTGAACTAACACTAATACTTGAGACTACAGCATCTTTTAATAAACCGATTGCTGTATCTGATTCTTTTGTATTTGGTTTTTTTGTATCTGATTCTTTTGTATCTGATTCTACATCTTTTGATGTACTACTTCTTGAAAATAATTTTGTAATATTCTTCTTTTCTGACACGGTTCCTTTTTGCTCTTGCGATGCTACTTTGTATAATTCAGAACCTATACCTATATTTGCGTTAATAACATTATTTAAAAGACCAATTGCGCTATCTGCTTTTAAGTTTGCCTCATTATTTTTTGCCTCATTTTCAGTTTGTCTATCTGATTCTTCCTTTTTTATTTCGTTATCTTTATCTTTGTCTAATTCTGAAAAAATATCATCTAACCCATCTTTAACTTTGTTATTTTTTTCTGATATATATGTGATAGCATTTTCTATTTGTACCACCAATTTTTCAGCGGACAATACTAATTTTTCAGCGTCTAAAACATTCTTTTCATGTTTACGTTGTTCTTCTAATTTAATTCTTTTATTGTTATCTTTTTCTACTCTCGATGTTTTTTCTTCTTGGGTTTTTTCTTTGTCTGAATTTGTCAATAATTCTTTAAATTCGATTCCTCCCTTCATAGGTTCATGATTTTCATTATAAAATGCGATAGCCACTTTAAATTTATTTATAGCCTCTTTAATAATTGAAATTTGTTTACGTGTTTCTGAATTAATTATAGTTTTTTCACTCAAATTTTTCTTCCAGTTTTCAAATTTATTATCATTAATATTATCTAAAAAATCTTGAACACTTTTAAATACTGTTTTATCTTTATCTATTAATTCTGCTGCTTCTGCTACTAATTTTTCTATTTTACTCTTTATTTTTTCTATTTCATTACTTTCACCAGCTCCACCAACAGTTTTGATACCAGTACCACGACCACCAACAGCAGCAGGAGCACCAGCAAGACCAGCAGCACCAGCTCCTGCTGGAGCTCCATCAACCGGATTATTGTCATTTATATTTTTTATTTTATTAACATAATCGTTAATCTCCCTAATTATTTTCTTTTCCTTTACTTTCAAGCTTTTTATGCTATTATATTTATTTAATAAATTATACAGAGTCTCAGGGTCATTATTAAAAACTTTCAATAACCCCGTATAATATTCATATCTTTTTGGGTCAAAGTTTTCTAAATCAAAATCACTTATTAAATTCGTGTTATATTTAGCATCTTCCTCCGTGTTATTATTATTGCTAATATTGTTAAATAACATATTATATTTGTATATTGATTTTAATGCTTCTTCATTATACATTGTATTATTCTTCCTTAATCGTATTATAGATAATAAATTATATAGTAAATTATATTAAACCCATTAATCTATATTAAGAATATGAAACATTTTCCAAATAATCGCTATTAATACCAATACTATTGTAATACCCAATAAAATATATGAATATATATCCCTATAATAATAAAATACTACATATAACATCATAACTATAATAAAAATCCATAGTATACAAACAAATACCGTCATTATATATATAGAAAACGCATTATAAATCGATTTAGGGTTCCCTAATCTATCTCTTAGACATATCCCTAAATATTCCTTTAAACCCTTTTCATTAATAAACCGTATATTATTAAGATCGGGGTCGGGCTGTTTATTGTAATCTATAAAGATTTTCTTATAATCATCCTCAAAAAATATTTCACCTTTTGATAATCTGTCTAAGTTCATCTCATAATTCTTATAGTTGAATGGTATATATGAAGCCGGTATTAATTCTAAAGGTATGATTCCAAACGTATTAAAATACTTCTGATTATATTCTCTATATATAGGATTATTTTCCGCATCTAATTCTTTATATCCTTTATCTATTTTTTTATTAGGCATTACATTATATGATTGAAATAGTTTGTTATACAACACTTTAATCCTATCAATATTATCATCCCTTTTAATTGCGTTCTTATAGTCTAACATGTATGTGTCTTTTTGTAAAAACTCCTGTATTTTGCTTGGAATATTATAGCAGCATTTATATACATCATCATTAATTCCATCGCAATCAACTTCACCGCATACATTAGCATTCTTTGATACAGGTACAGGTTCTACAGAAGGTGTACCTGTAGTACTTGTACCTGTAGGAGTTGTACTGCCAGTTGTATAAGACCCTTTTGATTTTGGACTCATTCTTATAGTATCTATATTTAATAGTTAAAAAGATTATTTAATATTCCTCGAGATAATATTGAAATAGATTACTAATAGAATTATATTAAATATATATGTTGATGCGAAAGAACTTGTAGATACATTATTAGCTACATTCAATATTTCGTCTTCATTCTCATATTCTTCCGGGTTCTTTATATTTTTTAAGTTTTTACTAAATATATATCGTGCGGACTTGCTCTCCGTATTTAAAACCTTGTCATCATCATTAATCTTGTTATTAATACTCTTAATAATATTCATTAAGTAATTTTTATTATTATTTGAAGAAATGTTAACATATTTTGTTTCTAAATAATTATACATATATGTTAAGTGTTTGTATTTCTCATATCTCCCATCATTTATTAACAGACTAATTAGAGCAACTGCTGTTGCATCTTTTCCACTCCCAGGTGTTTTATCTTTATTAGGAATCGGTGTTATTTCAATTGTAGGAATTTTTGTATAACCACTCCCATTTTTGATAACATCTATTCTTTCTATAGATGTAGGTGTAAGAACAGCTTTAGCAGAAGCACCTATGCCTCCACTGTCCATCCCTATAACAATATTAGGAACTTTCGTATAACCACTCCCTTGTTCAGTAATTTTAATACTCGTTATTACACCTTTGTCAAATTCAGCTATCGCCTTGGCATTTATACTTGCTCCACCACCACTAATAGTTATTGAAGGCGCATTCGTATAACCACTCCCACCATTTTCGATAATAATACTTTTAATAAATGTAGGCTTAAGAATTGCGACTGCTTCAGCACCATATCCTAATCCTTTATTAGGAATTATATTAATTGTAGGAGGAATTATATATTCACTCCCACCATTTGTAACAGCAATCCCTACTATACTATTATTTTGAATACTATTAATATTAAACGTATCATCTATTTCATATGTATCATCATATAATATATTTGAAATTAATTTATACAGATAGTATGTTCTCTTTTCATACACCTCCTTCTTATCATTATCAGTTTTAGCCTGAGTATTTTCAACCCTGTTATAATTTATATGTCCAAGTATTAACAAATATTTCACAATCAGTTTTATTAAATTCTTATCCTGCTTTTGCTGTATATCTGATGCCTGTTCTAATAAGTCTTCATCATCTTGATCTAATAATATGTTAGTATAAATAATAGCAGGAGCAGCACCAGCAGCACCAGGAATAGCACCAGGAATAGCACCAGGAATAGCACCAGCAGTAGTACCAGTAGTACCAGGAGTAGCAGTACCAGCAGTAGCAATAGCAGTAGTAGCAGCAGCAGCAGCAAAAACAGCAGCAGCATTAGCAATATCAGCAGCAGCACCAGATGCCATAGTAGTACCAGATGATGAACGACCAGATGATGGATAAGGATCAGAAAGATCAAAATTACCAGCTATAACCTCATTAAACTCTGTATTCATGCCATCTTTAATATCTTTAACAAATTCAGTATATTCATCGAATGTATTTAATTTTAATATAAACTTGTGGGGTATAACCTTGTCGCCATATTTATAAAATTTAAACTTCTTATAATCATCAATATTAACTCCCTTCTGTTTGTTATCATGATTATTATAGTATATTAAATTATTATTAAACTTCTCTTCATTAAAAAGGTCAAAACATTTTTTTATAATACAATAAATATTTAGAATGTTTTCTTTATTAATAATAAAATCTTCAAAGTATTTAGAAATTTCTTTTTCACTTTTTAAAATAGTATCGGTATCATCACTATTGCGATTGAATAGATGTATAAAAACGTTGTATATATTTGCGACATACTCCTTATCATAAGTCTCCTTATATATGCTACCAAACTTCAACTTGTAATACTCTCTAAACTCATTATCGTTGCTAAGAATACTATTGTTCATGTTTGAGAATTTTAATCGGTTTGATTTTATTCTTGGAATATCATAATATACAGCATCCTCCTCTTTTTCATTAATAATACTTTTGATTGGAGTATTTAAATCCTTACTGATGCTTTCTGATAGATTTTTTAAAACAGATACTCGATTATTAATAGTCGGTAAGTTATTAATTGTTATCCCTGATTTTATACTTCCAAGTTCATTATTAATTTTATTTAATTTATCGTTTTCTGGTTTTCCTATATTAGTTATAACAGTCTTAACACTCGCTATTGCTTTATCTATTTCTTTTTGAATATTCACAAGTTCACCCTGTGTAAGTATAGATCGATTTGATTGTTTAAGTTCATTTGACAATTTATTTATATTAGCTTTTAATAATGAAATAGCCGTATCAACTTCTTTCAGTTTTATAGAAGCCGCTGTTCTGTTATCTCGCAACTTTATATTACCGCTTAATATCGAGTAAAATACGTTGGTAATAATGTAGTGTTTAATATAACTCTTATTACCCTTGATGATTTTATTATCATACATTCGTATATAAGGCGTCACAATATTATTTAATTTATTTAGAGACCGTTTATAACTGCTATCAAGACATTTATAAACAACATTAGTGTTAAACTTGGTATTAAAACGGATAAATAATAGTATATATATAATCAATATGACAAAGATGAATAATGGATATAGAATATTATATAAATCTATAAATATTTCGGTTTCCCCGCTTCGCAAACTATTTTTAAATGCTCTAACAATAAGACCACATATACATATTACTACTATGAATATTATGATAGTTATTAAAATTTTAAATAGATTTGGTTTATAACCTCCAAATAAGTATGTGGGAACAAAGTAATCATAGCTATATAAAAATGACTCATCTTTGTCATTCAAATCCCAGTATTTTTCATAAAATAAATTAGCATTCTCATAAGATATATCGGCTGTATATATATAGTCTTTGTTATTTTCATTCATATTTGTTTTATTTTCATTATCATCATAGTCATGAGGTATCATGACTTTTTTATCAAAAATCACAGATAAATCTGAAATGTCGCTGGCAATAACAGCATTTTTACCTTTATTTTTGTCTTCACTTTCACCATCAAGAGGTAATAGTTTATTGGCATTAACCTTAATTATTTTTTGTAGTTCAATAATATATTTAATATTCCCGCTATCTTCATTCGCTTCATTCGCATACCCGCCTAATATTATCTTTGATAATTCATCGAATGCTATTAAAATATTCATGATTGATGAAATAGTATTAGTATCAATCGAGTTTTCCTGTATATTGTAATCCTTCAGCGTCTCAATAATACCGTATTCATAGCTTAAAGCATTCTTTAAAACTTCTTTCTGATCATCCGTGAAATTATTTAATAGAGTTTTAAGGGAGTTTTTAAGAGACCATACTAAATTTTTTATTTTCAATATAGGCGTTGTATTAGAACGAAAAGTCATAACTATATTCATCAAATTAAATATTAGAATGATAGAGAATAGAAAGCATAAATATTTAACTATAATAATAAATAATCTATCTTCTATAAGTTCAAACCTTTTTATTAAAAATGAATAGTATGTAATAGCCATTATTATAAATAATATATACATACGAAAACTACCGTGAAAACTTGTAGAGTCATTAATCTTCCCAAAATAATTTAAATATCCAGCATCATCATTAGGAACATATCTGAAAATTATTACACCAAGTAAAAGTGCCAGAAGCAAGAAATTAATAATATAATAATAATTGCCAGCGCCAGCAGGTACGATACCTTCTTTGGAATTAAATAATAGATAATAATAATATATAAATAACATTATAGCGATTACAAAAGTGAAGATTATATACATCTTTGAATTAAATATGTCATTCGGTAATAATAAATTATAACTATTCTTTGCTATCTGGTATCTATCTGTCTCTGCTTCGCAGTATATATTATTACATTTGTCATTCATTATTATCCTTGACAGATCCTTTATATAGTTAAAATTAAAGATAAACATACTGATATTTTTCATTTCATTTAAATAGATTATAATCATCATTATAAAAATTGTAAGATTTATAGTCGAAGTAAACATAATTTATAATTTTACTTTTACTTTAACTTTAAACCTTAGAAAGAAAAAAAGATATTACAAGATAATGTATTCAGTTCCTACTCTAACAATTCCCTATTACTTACTCTTAGTTTTGTAGAGTATTGTATATATTATAGATAGATATACTAAATATTATTATTGCCATTATAGTAAATAATAAATATATATAGTTCCCTTTTAGCGATATTGATAGTATATATATTGGAACTATCAAAAATATAATATATACATAAATAAATTGAAATATATCATTCACCTTGTTCTTAACTTTATCCTTTGATTCATCGCTGTTATAATACTCCATCTTTTCAATATTTTTTAATGTTATTTTGTAATTATTATTATTTTCATATTTAACTATCAGATTCTTCTCTTTGCCCTTATTATATACGTTTAAGAGTTCATTCAATATCATCTTATTATTAATAGCAACATGCTCTATACTATTAATCTTATTCTTAGAATACTTCCTTAGGATGTTTGTTATAGCCGCGTTTGCTGGTTTATTTTCCGTCAGAAGGATATCAAACTCTTTCATTAACATAATGTATTCATATGTATCGGTGTCAGCATATAGCTCAGTTAATTTCTTTAATATTACAGAAAAAAAGATTATAAATAATATGCCATATATAAACAATATATAGATATAATATCGAAAGATTTCTGCTATATTAGCATCGCTGTTGCTGCCGCTGGTCGACATACAATATTTAAACTCACTATTTTCAGTAATACCTGTTAATATATAAACTTGACTTATAAAAAACAAGACTATAACTATAAAAAATCCTAATGACATATACAAATAATAGTTGTATATTTTCATAATATTATCTATGTAATTATTATTAACCTGAACCTTCGAAACGTTGCGGTTTAATCCCATGTAATCATTCGATTCGATGCTTTTCTTTTTGAAGAAAAAATTAGATAAATTATTATAATCATATATATATGACGACATGTTCCACATATACGTATCTTTCACATCTAACTCACTTATTAATTTAATATCGTTGTTCAGGCAATATTTATTAAATGATTCTATATTATCATATAGATCATTATGATATTTTAATTCTATTAATGGTATCATAGATATTATAATTAATAATAATAATATCATTATAAATATTTCTAATTCGAAATTTTGAAACATTTATAATATTATTAAATTTATTAAATCTAATTATATAAGGGATATTTAATATTCTTTTTTGTCAGTATTATAATACATATAGTTAGCTGGTGATGAAAAATCGAATTCGTCTCCCATATCATCCATATCACTATCACTATCACTACCACCTCTCGCAAATTTACGGAGTTGTTTAAACATATAATTATTACCTGACAAAAGACCTGAAGATTGATTGTATGCGCTGTTAAACGAATTAAAATTGAAACGACAATATAATTGAGTACATGTTTTTGCCGGAAATATCTCTTTGATTATAGGGGTTAGTTGATCAAGCTGATATGTTTGAATTGACATTCCTTATTATATCCTATATAAAAATAATTACTAAGTTTTGACAATTTAATACTATCTATACTATTCATCCCTATTTCCCCTTATTCTTCAACCTATTCATGTGGGTCTGCATCTCTAAATCATAAGAATCGCAAATATCCCTTATATTAGCCCATTTATTTATAGGGTTATTTAAATCGATGTTTGCTTCGTCGCTGGCTTCGCTGACATTCACAACCTTTGATTTAGGCACATCTAAATTCCATAAATCCACCAAGGTATTTATTACATCCTCATTATTCTTTTTAAAGATTATTTCAATCTCCTCTTTAGAAATATTATCAGGTGCTTGATTAATAACTTCATCCATCCTCTTTACTCTACTTCTAAAACTAATATAGCTTTATATATTTATATATTTATTCTTATTATTTTTGTAAAAGTTTTCAGCAATATCATAGGCAATCTTTTCATATGGGTGTTCAGCCGAATAATTCTTATGTTTAACATCATTAATACTATTCGGTTTGTCATTACGATACAAACATACCATTACCTTATCATCATCGTAATCCTTAGAATCCTTTGTATCCGTAGAATCATTCGAATCCCTTATATCATTTTTATTATCAGAACCTCCACCAATATTCATTATAGCATTCAACAAACCCATCGTATTATCATTATTCTTCGCATAATAATATAGTTTGTTATTTGTATCAGGGTTTGATCGAATATACTTAGCATGCTTAAAGAATTTCTTATCTAATTCTTTCAATCCCATATCTTTTATTATTTTGTCAAAGATCTCTGGGTTATATCTTTGATATATGTGGATCTTCTCATGTATTAAAGTATTTGTTAAGTTTAACTCATCATATTTTAAAACATTCTTAGATAATAATATGATATTCTCACGTGTATGCGGTAATCCTTGTTCATTCTCTTTAATTACATCATTAAAATAATTAGTATAGGTATTCGCAAATATCCATTTAATCCCCGCAATATCATTACCATTCAGATATTTCCCATATTTTAATTCGCTGAAAGTCTCCTTTATTAAATATTTATCAGCATTATTCGCACATTTAACTAACAACTCCTTCTCTTCATCAGTAAATGATATAGCAGTCTCCTCTATATTATGAAGATATTCTACATGTGTCTTGACATTACGAGCATGTAAATCTAACTCCGACAAATTTCTAACATATCTGTCATTATCCTTCATAAAAAAATTAGCAGTTTCCTTATATGTCATAAAATATATATGATCGTCATCATTCCCGTCATTACCATACCCATTACCATATTTCTCAGTAATATTAATCTCATCACTATTAAGCCCTGATCTTATTTTTTCACTAAATATAGTGTATAGAAAGTAAATTGTGAAGAGAATAGTGAAGGTAATCGCAAGTATTTCGAGTAATAGTGGCAATATATATGTATATTTCATCATTATGATTTGATTAGTATCCGTCTTTAATTATAAAGAATGTTTTTTTATTCTTTGCCCTTCTTCATATAACACGCAGTTTTACGATCAAGGCTTGTTATATAACCATATTTCTGTTTTTCATTCTTCTTACATATTTCAGTATTCTTATAAATATTCATTATTACATTAGGATTTATATATTCCTTTACCCCTAATTCCTTATCACCCCTATTAATCCGATAAGTTATCTCATTTATCTTTGTTGATATAGATCTCGCATGACTCCCACTCCCACTTCCCATATTAAATAAATATTTATCAGTCTCGTCGGCAGCATCCTTTATAATCTGCTTATAACATACATCAATATTATCATGATTAGTCTTTATCTTAACATACCCATATGAATTTAATGCGTATCCAAATATTTTAAACTTGTTATCATCTATATTATCTTTAATCTTTATAATGGGCATAGGAATGTTTATATACTCGGTGCTTAATAAATCAGGATCGGCACCTCCAGAACCAGCAGTTATCTGTATCAATACCCTATTATCATCATCATTACATTTAATTCTTAGAATGCTAAAGTTGTGTGTATCAGCACATATATATATGATATTATTATCTACAAAAATATTAAACAATCCCAATATTATTCTCCTGAATTTGTGGTCATTTTTATCAATATCTTGTACCTTTATTTCATCATTTCCTTTTTTATCCTTTTTAAAACTGAATAAAGGTATATGTCCCATTACAAATATCTGTTCATTACTTTCATTATTCATCTGAGCTTCCTTAACCTGATCTATAACTAACATAATACTTTGTAAATACACCAAACCTTCATCATAATTGTCAAATTTATTGGTATTTATTATAATAACTATATTGCCATTATTATACCGCACACCTATATTATCAACATATATATATACCCCATTCTTACACAAATAATTATCTGTAAGTTTCCCTTCTTTCGCTATATTATATAAGGCGTCTAATGATGGCTCTGCGATTGCTCCAGTTAGCCCTGCAGCCTTGTCTTTAATTTGCTTTAAATAATATTTTTGAGTATTAATATTACAATCATTCTGTAATTTGGGATTTGTAATATTGCTATCTTTGTCTTCGTCATGGTTCCCTACAGCAATATATATCTCTTTTTTCATAGCATATAGTTTGTCATATCCTCTCATCAATATATCTGTAAGATACACTTTAAAGTTCTTTTTGTTTATTTTCTTTTTATTAGTATACCAATTATCACCAGCAATATATAGTTGCCTTATTATAGACTCGTTTTTATGTATATAATCTAAGACAATATCTCGATATATATATTCTTTATCACAATCTATATTATTCCAGCAACCAAAAAAGATAAAATCCGAATATTTACTTTTCAGCTTAATATCATTATTACATTTATTTGCTATATTAACCCCTTCACTTCTCGCATTTCTCGCACTTCTCGCATTTCTCTCAAATATCGGTATATCACTAATACCCTTCCCACTATTTGCTCTCATCATTCTAATACCTTTAGTACTTGTAGAATTACTCGTAATACCAGTAGTTTTAACCCTTGTAATATAACTCATAATATATACTTATTAAATATACCAGAAAATTATAAATATAGCGAATGTAAGAGATCCTTTCTCATACAATTATTACTAACTCCACAGTATTTATCATAAAATTTAATATCTATCTCATAAGGAATATTTATAGACACATTATCTATCAATACATAACGCATCATATTTATCCAAGAAATTATATTATTAATTGCTCGCTTTAAATTACGAACACCTTCTTCACTCTCAATATTATCTATAATATGCGTTAATACTTCATCACTAAATATTATATCACCCTTCTTAAGATTATATTGAAACAATATCTCAGGTATTAAATAGTCTTTCGCCAATACAAGCTTTTCCTGATTATTATAACCTTTCACATTTATAACAATCATCCTATCTTTTAAAATAGGGTTGATCAAACTTTCATCATTAAATGTGAATACTATCATGGATCGTGATATATCCATGTCAATCTCTTCAAAGTATCTATCCGTAAACCTATCATTCTGAACAGGATCTGTGATATGAATCAAAGTATTTATAATTTCCTGCCCTTTATATGTATTTGATACTTTGTCTAATTCATCAAATAATAATAGCGGATTCATAATACCAGTCTTTATTAATGATTCGCATATTTTCCCATATGTCGCACCCTCGTAAGTATAAGAATGTCCCCTTAAGAATGACGAATCATCAGTCCCACTTAATGATATAAAGGCATTTGGATAATTTAGAGCATTACAAATACCCTCTTTGATCAGTTTTGTTTTACCAATTCCAGCAGCACCCTGTATTCCTATAATATACCCATATGCTTTTGGAAATGATATTAATTGTGCTAATACACGTATTATCTGCTCCTTAGCCTCTTTGTGTCCATAGATTCGATCATTCATACGCTCGCGTATATTACTTAGAAACATACATATCTTATCATTCCCATCAGTATTATTTATTGGTATTTTATAATATTTATTAAAAGGTACCTCGTTTAATACACCTAACCAATTGTTAATTTTGTGGTATTCACCAGATGTTGATGACATCCTGTTTAAACATTCGAGCTTGAAAATAATACTCCTCTTAGTCCTTTCATTAATATCTAAATCTAATATCTTAAAACGCATAGGAACTGTCATGATCTTCTTACTTGCTTCTAATTTATCCTCCAAAATACCTATTTTAACCTTTCCCTTATCTGTTAAGGAGTCAAAATACTTCTTCTCATCATTATTATATTTCTTGTAAAAGTTATATTTTATTTTCTTAATTATCTTCTTATTAATATTCTTCTTAGGAACCCTCTTTAATATTAAAAAAACCCCTTGTTTCTGTTTTTTGTTTTCTACTTCTTCTGCTTCGTATTTATTAAAATAACCACCTGACGGAGATCCACAGTCTTCACAGTCATCTTCATCATCAACTTCGTTATCTTCGTTATCTTCGCAATCACAATCGACTACAACTCCATCATCCTCATCGTCCTCCTCTTCATCGTCTTCATGATTATAGATGTCGCCGCTACTATTATCACTATATTCTTCGCTTTCATCTTCATCTGGGTCATCATCGCCTTTGCGTTTTTTATTATCTTTATTATCTTTATTATCTTTATTATCTTTCTTATCTTTTTTAATAGTCATTTAAGATATATAGATTATAACTTTTTATATAATTTATAAAAAAATAATTAGTAGATTATTAGAAACGATTTGAAGATTCGGGACCCCAATATACATTCTTAAATACCGTTTTAACACGTCTATTTGATGCTATTACGTAATATGAGAATATTATAATGAATATTATAATACAGACGAATATCATTAATGCCTGATATCTATCATCAGAGACATAGTTAATATACATATTGTATAAACCTACAAATATTATAGCAGATATTAAAAGAGTGCTTATATATAGCTTGTTATTTTCTAACTCGTATTTTAATGAACTAATGTCATTACCATTCTGCGATTTATTGTATTCAAGCCGCTTATTGATAAACTGCTTATTGTCTTTGTCATTTGTTATGACATCCTTAATTTCCCTAAAAAAGTCTAAGCTATCTGTCGAAGGAAGTGTAATAATTACTTTTTCAAAATAACTTATAAACTTACTGTTTAAGTTATCTATCTCCTTTATCAATACAGTAACCTTATTAGTATTATAAGAAGCTGAATTCATTATTTTTCTTTCTTTGTAAGTTTTTGATAAAAGAAACAAGTTATCCGTATTTATTAAAGCAAATGTTTCTATATATGTTATATTTGATATGAAGTATATTACAAATAATAATATTATAGTTCCTAAGCAAGATAACGAGATTGTTTTAACAAGTTGTCTATCTATATTTGATACATTTATAGCAATCAAAACAACTATTATGATAGCAAGTATAATATTGTAAGTTAATATTTGTCTTTCTAAGAATAGGTTCTTGCTAAACTGAGCATCATATTGACTTTTCTGATGCGCTACCTTGCTTGTATTGTAGCCTATGTTTTCATCTAACTTAGTAACATCATCCCTATTATAGATATATTCAGTCTTGTAAGCATTAGTATCCTTTCTCCGAATTTCAAGAAAATTAGCACTCGAAGTTTCTATTGTAACCATAGCAGCATCAGACTTATCCTCAAGAATACCTGCTGACGGTTTTGTTATTAAATTACCATAACCATCTTTAAATAGCTTAGTATCTTTATCACCATCAAAAAAATCGTCTTCAATAAAAACCGCATTAATTTCTATCTGGAATTTATTCTGTTCTTCGTTAGTAATTTTTATTATACTGTAATACCGTTTATTATTAGTATCGTATATAACATAATCATTTATTAAATCATATTTTTCATTAAAAACATTCATTTTTTCATATATACATGGTTTACTAATAGTTATGATCACCTTATTCTCAGGTGATAATGAAACCATAGTAGCGTTAGCATCATTAACACTTGTGCTAATCGCATATGATGATTCGTTACCAGATGAATTATTAGATACATCTGTTATGAGTTCTGATAGAGAATCAGTAATTTCTTTAATAACCATCTTTAATTTATCTATATTATCATCATTATTTCTTGAAAAATCCATAACAATCGGAATGATTGTAGCTTTTGCTTGCGCTGGGGATAGTGATGCTCCTATTAAATTTATCGACGGGGCTGATGTAAATCCGGTGCCTCCATCTTTAATACCAAATGTACCATCATTATTAACTATGATGTTTGATTTGTCTACTGTTCCTCCACCTCCTGTAATTTCTATGCTTGGTATACTCCTATAACCACTACCATTAGTTATTATACTTATTCCCGAAATCCCTCGAGCATTTTTTTTAGTTGACATGTTTCGTGTTTCAATACGGAATGGTGTATTATTATTAAAATCAGTAAACATAACATTAGATACATTTATAATTAGGGTTGAATATAACTGAATAAACTTATAATAATAATATAAGGCAAATACACTCTGTGATCGGAAATTATTATCAAGATTGAATAACATTTTTAATAATAAGGATACAAGAGCCTTATTCCTATTATCTAATGTTAGATTGGTAGTTGATTTGGGATTATGTCTGTCGCCATCATATACTTGTCTGGGATAATCACGAAAAGCTAATGGATATGATTCATCTATTGTTTCACGAGATAAGGGATCTAATATATTAGTTTGATTTACATCAAAATTATTTGTATCACTTCCATTAACTTTTGTAAACATACTATTATAATTGTAATTATTATCATTCAAACCAGTATGAAAACTTTGTATAGAAAGATACAACACCCGTATATCTTTCTCATCATCAACACCGTCAAACTCTTTTATTGATCTTATATATCCAATATTAGGGTTTGTAATATCAGGAGTCATCGCACTTTGATTGTAAAATCTGGTATTTATCGAAACTACTTCAATCCGGTCTATCGGTTTCTCACTCGAATAACCAGTATCAAATGTGCGACCCTTTTCTTTATTCTCTATACAATATTTATATGCTTCTAATATATCGACAAAAACGTTAATAACTTTTAAAGACTCTATAATATGATTTCTAACATTTACATTCAAACTATATGCTGGCTGACCATTCTGCCCATTTGTTCTCATTACAAATCCCATACTATTATCTTTGTTATCAAGAGTATCATAGTTTTTAATATTAAAATTAATAATATTTCTTATAAAATTAGTAAATTGCCCTGTATTATATGTTGTTGCGTTATTATTTGTAGGAATTTTTAAACCATTAGGCTCCATTAATTTGCTTGCCTCAGCGAGCAACACTCCACTTCCATCGATTGTCTTAAAAAAAACACTATCATATATCTTCAACTTTTCATTAAATTTGCTTATATAGCTACTATTTGTTAGTGTCGTCATTTAATTATGTCCTCTATTACTATATATATTTTATTTTAGAAGCAAGATCTATAATAAAACGATTCGCCACTATTTTCATTATAGCGAATAATTTTTACGATGTCTCCGTACTTTAATCCAAGCCATTTGGCAATAGGGTCATTTGGGTATATTCTTGACATATCTAATTTACTCCGTATCATATACTTTTTCATAAAGTCAACAACTTCAGTCTCCGTAAGTTTAATATGTTGTGGAACATACTCATGCTTTGTAGGATTGAACATAAGCTGTTTAATCTGAAAATACTGAAGCATTCCTCCATTTTTTTGAAATAATTTGTCATACTTATTTAACTGCGAAATTAGAGGCAGCGATACAGTATCATTATTAAATATAAGAATAATATTCTGCTTTCCCTTATGCTTCTTAACAAAATTCACTATATTCGTATCATCGTCTTTCAACTCATCAATAATATTCTTTCGTGTTTTTTTTGTTAATGCGAAAATCAGCGTAGTATTAGATGTTTCAAACTCTATACAGCAAGCGTCACTCTCATACTTATCTTTCTCAATTGAGGGTTCATGCTCCTCAAACAGACTTATATCATCTCCTCGACTTTTGAGCATATCCTTTAGATTATTAATAACAGTATTGATATCCATCCTATCTTATATATTCTATATTATATAAATCTTATATTAATAAATCAATTTTTATCTTGTTTATCTTATTTATATTTTTTATCTTATTAATCCTTATTAATCCTTCTTATTATGCTTAATACTACTTAATATATCCTCTATTATTTTTGGATCTATATAGCTTTTCCTACAAATACTATAACTATTATGTAATTTATCAGATACCATTTCAATAGCAGTTTTAATATCCTTATTTATAGACTTCTCGCTATCAATATTATTACTGTCAATATTATTGTCCGACCCCCCTACTCCTTTTTTAACCTTTAAGCATCTTGATTTTCTTAGTTTTTTATAATATGTTAAAAAAAGCATATTAGCATTCCATGTTCGCAAATCCTTGGTAGTTATAATAATAGAACCTGATTTATCATACTTATTGCTAATATCTCTCAAATATTCATTAACATCACTCGATGTTATCACTTTAGTATTTGCCGCATAACTAAAAATATACTCCTCTTTACTGGCGGCCGTCGCAGCCTTTTTAGAAATATAATCATATATTATCTTATTATCACATTCAGCAACATTCCTTACCCCTTTTTTACCTATAAAATCAATTAATATTTTCTTGTTCTCAAACTTTGAATGCTTGTATTTTAAAGTAGTTAGACCAACAGAATTGTTATCTTTCTCATATTTCTTATTGCCTATCCTAAAACCGCAAGTTAATATAAGCGTAATAATTATAGCGATTGCCAGAGTTTTTTCATCACCGCCGCTACCACTCTCTTTTTCTAAATCATAAGCAACTTTTTTCTTTAATTTTGAAAAAAATTTAATAGATGTCGAAATCTTATTATATTTTTTAGCATTCTGTTTAGCGATAAAAGCAGGATTATATAATACCTGCTTCCTATTTTTTGAATCATAACCGAATGCTATGATTTTCTTATTATTTAAAATACTTACATTTTCATATGCTGGTGGTATTTTAAGTAATTTTATCTTATCAATCTCATCAGGATTAGTTATTTCGATTTTATTTTTATAATATTTGAAACCGGTTTTGTAGGTTCCTAACCTTGTTATTTTCATCAATACATCTTATTAGTTTGTAATATTATAATAAAATGATTTCACATAAGGATTGATTTTGAAAGAGTGTTTTGATACTTCAATAACTCTTATGCTTTTTAAACTTTTTGCCCGTGATAACGCAGTATATGCTTGTCCACATGTAAATATATTGTCTCCCAAATCAATCTCTAAAGCATCTATTGTCATACCCTGAGATTTATGAATTGATAAAGCATATGATACTTTTAATGGCATATGTAGAATATATGACTTCTCATTCTTCTTTGCTTTACGGCAAGCAGTATCACATATATCTTTGTAATATGAAATATTATGTAGATTACCTTCAATATCTTTAATTATTACAAACTCTTTGAATAGATTTTTAACAATACCACGCATTCCATTAACAAGTCCATTCGTTATATCAATATTTCGTGTTAAAATTACTTGCGAATTCTCTACTAATTCAACATCGTATTTCTCAATATTCATCCCATTCATTCCATTCTCTTTACTTGGTTCTGCTTTGTAAATATATCTATTATTTCCAGCCCGCTTCAATCTATCTATTTCAACCTCATTTATCTTATCTACATTCACATTCTTAGGATATAATTTGGTAGGTATTATTTCATCATCAAATTGTGTATCCTTCAGAGCATTAAGAACTTTTAAAATATTATCAGTACATTTGCCTTTCCTAATTATTTGTAGCATCTTTTGAAATAGAATGTCATCATTCTGTCTAACAAGCTCATCAAGCATTATAACTTTTACATTTGCTACCTTCCATAATTTAGATAGAAAGCAATATACGCCATTCACCGGCGCAAGTTGGCAAAAGTCTCCTATTAAAATAATTTGTATCCCTCCAAATGGTTTGTTCAGCAGCTCATGATCTTTTAGACTGTGTGATTTAACATAACAAAGTATATCTGATATTTTCTCGAATAACAAGGAGTCAAGCATGGATACCTCGTCAATAATTAATACATCTAATTCTACAAGAGTCCTGTATATACTTGCACGTTTCTTGATCTTTATAAAAATATCAGCAACACTTTCTTCACCTATTCCCATACCCATAAAAGAATGGATTGTTTGACCACCTATAATAAATGCGGCGGTTCCTGTTGTAGCTGTAAGACCAACATTCTTCTTATTAGCAATTAATAAATCTATTATATATTTGATAGTAAATGATTTTCCTGTACCTGCTGGTCCCGTAATTAATATATTCTCACCATTCATAGTTTGCTCGACTGCTAATTGCTGTTTAGTATTTAGTGTTGGCTCTTTTGATACTACTTCTAATACTTCAACAACTTCTTCAATATCTTTAACAGTATCTTTAGTATCCTTCATTATAACAACGTTTAACAAAGCTATATTACTTAGCACTTAATATATATAGACTATCATTTTTTCTTATAATTTATTAATAAACTTAATAATAACATTATTCTTTTTAAAATAGTTAGTTATAAATATATTATGTTTCCTCTGAATCCGGTGTATAATTTCGTTGTGGTATCTTTCTTCTTTTAATGGCGGATATTGAAAATACCATTTAATCAGCAACTCAGTATCTATTACCTTTTTGTGGCTATAATTATACTCCCAACACATATATAGAATTGCTCGAGATATAAACCCACGTGAATAATCATTAGGTACAAATATCTTGTTCTTGTGATTAACATAATTATCAAAGTCTAATGCAACCCAATTCTTATCTTTCATATTTAGATCTTCTACAAACATGTAATTTGATCTGTTCACATTCAAGGTATTCAAAGTCTTTACAATATTATGCATGTCATTTGTGTGTTTATTATTTAGTAAGCATTGCGGAAAAATATGCTCTGCTGAAAAAAACTTATTCTTAAACTTTGCGTCTTTCTCGTCAAAGAAACTATTCTCCAAATATATAGAAGGCATCTTCGCATCCTGGAGTATCGTTTTTTTAATTATGTTTGTGTAAGCAAATCCTCTTACATATCTCATGTTTATAAGTATCAATAATAAATACTTATAAAATTGCTTGCTATACATTCAAGTTATATTATACTCTAATATAACACTATCAATTTTTTTGCGATACTTGGATATAATTTAGAAAAAAACCCAAACATATTTTCATGTATCGTCTTATTCATTTCAGGAATATAAGAGTTCAATAGCGCCTTCGATTCAAAATCCCCGTGTATCCAATAATGAACCATAATAGTATCTTTACCATAAGATCCTTCCTTTAACTTCGTCCAATCTCCTACTGTAAAAGGCATGTCGTCAAACTTAAGATCATTAATAGGATAAAATAACTCACGGTCATCTATAATATACACATCACCCTTAAACATCGCATTTATAGGATGTTCAATAACCGATTTGAAATAGGCTCCTCCAAATATATCAAATTTAGCAAAAATATTCTCAGTATAATTTTTGATATATTCAGGAATCGTGTTTAATATAGCTCTCAACATATTATTATTTTTATTAGCAGCAAAGAAAGCATTACATATATATTTATCACTATTATATAATGCGGTCGTTTGTCCTAAAGGTTCATATGTAATATATAATTTATTAGAATTCATATCTAATATTTCGGCAAAGTCTTTCAAAATAAGAACGTCTAAATCAATATATATGCCTCCATAATGATATACGAGGATAATACGAGCAATATCTCCCTTCTGTACACCTGTACGAGCTAATTTATAAATATTGTAAAAGTTTGGGTATTCTTCAGATATTAATTTTAATATCATTTCATCCGTCCAAAACATAAATTCATATCCATTCATTTTTAAAAAACTAATATTTTCACTTACTAATTTATAGATGATTGGTGGGAGATTTTTATCCTTCCATGTTTGATGAATAATTTTAGGGATCATTAGAATAATATAATATAATTATATTAATATATAAATATATTCTTAAATCCTATGTAAAAAATAATTGAGAAGCTTATATGTAAAGAAGTCAACAATTACTACAAGATTAACAAGTTTAACATTACACCCATTAAAAGTAGGCACATAGATTGATGTTATATTGAAATCACCAAATATATTTAGAACCCACATAAATTTAAACATTATAATATAATGAAACATATCGATATCACTATAGATATAGCTATTATTATTGGCAATACTACTATCTTTGATTGTTAAATACTCTTTATAGTAATATACAGGCATTATATGAACCATAATATTGGCAACAAAGTATTCAAAGCGTACCAAGAGATTATTGGAAACTCTGCTAAATATAGAGTGCTTTAACAATACAGGCTTCGCATCCATTACACAAAACAACACGTTGCTATCATAAATCATAAACATATGAAATAATGTCATAATTTGGATTGAGTTGATCGCTATAAATCGAGAGATTATATAATTATCTATGCTAAATACATTATACAGCAGACTATTCACAAGTATCATCAAGATATTCCAATTTGTATATTGATTTATTTTTCTACGAACTACATCATTCTTAATGAATGGCGCATATTTCTTACTAATAGGCATGAGTGTTATTATAGTCATAAAGAATATCTCAAAATGATTGTAGTTAAGATGGTCATACTTATTGTTATAGTTGCCAACTATAGATATGTTATCACAAGTTGTATTTGACATATTTGACATATTATATTATTTTAATAATTGTTAATATCTTATATATATTTGCTAAAGCTAAATAAATAGTCAATATAGTCAATATAGTCAATATAGTAAATAATCAACTTAAAGAGGCGTTGAAGTAATCTTAATACCACAATAATCCACATTCTTATTTTTAAAGTCCTGTCGTGTATATATGCCAATATTTATCGACTCTTCTAATATCCACTTAAAGTTTGTCCAAAATTCTTCAGTATGTCCTATACTTTCTGTACCTAAATGCGCAAACTCATGTAAAACCACAAAGGTCATCGTATTAATATCCATCAATTTATCCTTATCTCTAAGACATAATACTATCTGCTCGCCTTTATTTATTGAATAACTCGTATATCCAGGGGTATCAACACCTTCGCTTACCTTATCAGGCCTATAGTTATCCTTGAGCATTTCTACACGACTATCGCTACTTCCGTAAGTTTTTTCTAAATGTTCTAATAATGTTTTGAGCTTGTTTTTAATTGTCGCTATTAAATCAGCAGCCTCTCTCGCATCATCTTTAAGCTGAACTGTATATTCCTCATTATCTATATTACTCTTGACCTTTATTAGACCTTCATTTAGATAATAATTATATAAATAATAAACGCCCACAATAGTAATTAATAAAATTATGATACCTTCCAAACTTATATCCATAATAACTTAGTATATTTTATTCTATTAGAATAAATTAAAAAATGATTTGTATTTAAATATTTAAATCATATATTCAATTATAATGGAATTCCCAAGAAAAGAACATGAACCAATAAATAATTATGAGGATTCTATAGAGTTTCAAATTACCGATATATATGACCCTGAATCAGACAAAGCAAATGTACAAAAAGACTCAACAGATTTCTATTCTCTTCTCATCTATGGAACTTCTGCTGTTGGCGCTACATATTGTGTAAAAGTAAATAACTTCATCCCATATTTCTATATCAAACCACCAGAAAAATGGGAAAATCTTGGTAAGGCCGCATTCAAGACAAAGGTCGACGAACTGAAGGATGTTATGATAAACAACTGCTATAAATGCTTCTTTAACAATAATGGCAAGATGAATGAATATAACAAGAAAATCATTCCACGTGCTTTGGAAACACATTTTGTAAGTATGAAAGTTGTTCGGAAAAAAGACTTCTGGGGTTTTACAAATGACAAGATATTCCGTTTCTTGAAAATATCCGTAAAATCCTTGAAATTATATAATAACCTAAAGTATTATTTCAAAAGTCTCGAAAAGAACGATTACAAAATGTATGAAACAAATATCGATCCTTTCTTAAAATATATTCATACGCAAAACATCAGACCTTGCGATTGGGTAAGAATAGACAAAGGGAACTACACGATTGGCGAAGGTATTAGCAGATGCGATTATAACATCGAGACAGAATATAAAAATATTATTCCCATCCAGGTTAATAAAATTGCGCCCTTACTAATAACATCTTTTGATATTGAATGTTCAAGTAGCCATGGTGATTTCCCTGTTGCCAAGAAAAATTATAGTAAAGTTGCACAAGATCTCGCTATGATTGCTAAACTTGGCTATAAATATACACCAGATAATATCGTAGAATGGCTACAAACCATATATTTTGAAGATGTTATTCTTGATATCGCAAAGGATGTAAAGATAAACCGTGTATATGCTAAGTACAAGATCGCAAATAATTATATATCGTCCATACAGCAAAAAATAGAGCCCCATATTCAAAATATCATAGAGATACTGGATATTATTGCATCATCTATAAAGAAAATTACAGAAAAGAAGAAGGGTGATAAGGGTGATGATGTTTTAGATGTTAATGACGACGGATGCGATGACTGCGATGGTGATGGCGACGATGATGATGGAGATGAAGATATGAAAGGAAACAAGATGACAGTAAGAGAATTGAATGCGCATGAGCAAAAGCTAACAGATATCTTAACAAATACATTAGTTCCTCTGGAGGGTGACAAGATAATTCAGATTGGAACTACAGTTCATATTTATGGTTCAGATAATATAGTATATAAAAATATCATAACGCTCAATAGTTGCGACAATATTGAAGGTAGCGATGTAGAATTTTATGATACTGAGAAGGAAGTTCTCATTAAATGGAAGGAGCTGATGAATAGATTGAATTCTGATATCATAACGGGCTATAATATATTTGGCTTTGATATGGAGTACATTTGGCAAAGAGCGACTGAACTAAATATAATTGATACAACTAATCCTGCTGACGATTTTTCGATAGGCTTTGGGCGATTGATAACTCGCAAAGCGTCTCTTGTTGAATTGAAGCTGTCTTCTTCGGCACTTGGAGATAATATATTGAGATATATAGATATTGATGGGACGGTTCTTATAGATTTGCTCAAGGTCATGCAGAGAGACCAAAAGCTGGATAGCTATAAACTTGATAATGTAGCTTCGATATTTCTTGGTGATAATAAGAATGACTTAAAGCCACAAGAGATATTCGATAAGTTTAAGGGAAATAGCGAGGATAGATGTGTGATTGCGAAATATTGTATTCAGGATTGCTGTCTTGTTAATAGATTGATACATAAATTAAAAATTCTTGAAAATAATATTGGTATGGGCAACGTATGTCTCGTTCCTCTCAATTTCCTATTTCGTAGAGGCCAAGGTATCAAGATATTCTCTTTAATTGCCAAAGAATGTATGGAGCGCGAATACCTGATTCCAACAATTAAATCATATCGTGAGAATATTGAAGAGATTGACAACGGATATGAAGGTGCTGTTGTATTAGAGCCAAAGGAGGGGATATATTTGAATGAACCTATTGTGGTATTTGATTATGGTTCTCTATATCCATCTTCGATGATCTCTTGTAATTTATCACATGATTGCTATTTGATGGATGAAAAATATCGTGTCGAAGACCCTAATATTGAGTATAAAACGATCTCCTATGATTTGTATGAAGGAGTTGGAGATAAGAAAAAGAAGACTGGAGAAAAAGATTGTGTATTTGTTCAATATAAAGATGGACGCAAAGGTATTATAGCGGATGTCTTGGATATGTTGCTAAAACAGCGTAAGAATACACGGAAAAAGATTGAATATCAGACGATAACGGCAATAAATGACGGGACATTAGAAGGTAAAATATATTCAGGTATTTGCTCGGATCGTGGAGATCATTATGAAGTATATAATATTGAATCAAATAGCAAGATAATTGTATTGAAAGAGAATGTTAAGAGTATTAAAGATACATATAATATATTTGAACAGGATGTTTTGGATGCTTTACAGTTAGCATATAAGGTTACGGCAAATTCGTTGTATGGACAGATAGGTGCGAGGACATCATCTATATATTTAAAGGAGATCGCAGCGTGTACCACGGCGACAGGTAGAAACATGATTATGTTGGCAAAAGATTTTGTAGAAAGGAAATATGCTGCGGAGGTTATTTATGGAGATACTGATTCGATATTTTGTAAGTTTCCTTTGGTAGATAAAGAAGGGAATGCGGTATATGGTAAAGATGCTTTACAGTTTGCTATAGATGTTGGGAAAGATGTTGAGAGACATATAAATGTCCCTGAGATTATGCCCAGTCCGCAAAAGCTTAATTATGAGAAATGTCTATATCCGTTTATTCTATTTAGTAAGAAGCGATATGTAGGCAACTTATATGAAACAGATACTACAAAATACAAGCAGAAATCTATGGGAATAGTATTAAAAAGGCGAGATAATGCTCAGATAGTCAAGAAGATATATGGAGGAGTGATAAATATCATATTGGAGAAGCAAGATTTGGAAGGTTCAATAGAGTTCCTACAAGAGGAGCTGAGTGATCTTGTAGAAGGCAAAACATCTATAAAAGATCTTGTAATAACAAAGAGTTTGAGAGCGACATATAAAGATCCTACGAAGATCGCTCATAAAGTATTAGCTGATAGAATAGGTGCGAGAGATCCTGGAAATCGACCTGTAGTGAATGAACGTATTCCCTTTGTATATATTAAGACAGGTAGCAGCGGTAGCGGTAGCAGTAGCAGTAGCGGTAATAATAAGGCTCCATCATTACAAGGAGATCGTATAGAGAATCCTGATTATATTGTACAGAATAATTTGGTGCCTGATTATTTACATTATATTACAAATCAGATTATGAAACCTATATTACAACTTTATGCTTTGTGCTTGGATAGATTGCCTGGATATGATAAGGATGATGAATATTGGGAAGATGTAGAAAAAGGATTGCTGGAAAAACCGTTGTATAAAGTTGATATAAAAAGAAAGAACAGGATTAATAATTTAAAATTAATGATGGCTAAAGAGTTACTGTTCGACAAGTTCATTAATATACTAAGTGAACCGAAAGCTCCTACTGTTAGAAAAAGTAGGAAAACTATTGCTGGAGCTGGAGCTGCTGGAGAGGCAGATACTGTGAAGGTTCCTAAAGTACAGAAGACTACTAAGGCTAAGACTACTAAGACAGCTACAGAAGAGAATGAGATTAGTGTAGATGCGGTGCTGCCTACTAACATGGATGCGACTATTAGGATTACTAAGAAAAAACAGACAAATGTTATTGAATCTGTAGCGTATATCAATAATGAGAAAAAGAAGAAGATATGGGAGGTAAAGAAAGATAATTGTAAAAACAAAGATATCGAAATAATTGAGTTGGTAAAACAGATTGTAGAATATGACAGTAATAAAATATACTTTATTACACTAAATAACAAGGGGTTTAAAGAAGCATATAATAGAGCTCATTACATGTACAAGGATTTATTGAAAAATCATAGCGAAGATAGTGTTCATAATATAATTAACGATGTTATGAATTCTACAGATATAGGAATGCTAACTGATATAAATAATATACGTAGTTACTATGAACTAATACTTATTAATAGCAAGTTTATGTTTGTATGAGTTGCGAATGTATGAGTTACGAATGTATGAGTTGCGAATGTATGAGTTACGAATGTATGAGTTGCGAAAGATAAATGTCTATATATATTATTTTTTACATTATATATATGTATTATATAGAATGGAAAGTAAAGAACAACGTATATATAATAAGATTTATAATATTAAAAAGTTGAAAGATTATGTCAGTTTGATACTTAATGATATATACAGGTTATTACAAGATTTAGGTTATAGTGATGACATCATATCATCTATGTTACACAAAGACCGTATAGATTCAGCAGGACAAGTATGTGAAAAGGACATTATAAAAATAATTAAAGGAGGGAATATTCGAGAACAATTAACAGCAATCTATATGTTTATAGAAAAAAACTGCTTTGTTATTATCAACCTAATATACAATAAAAAAATGGCACAAAAACTAACCTATATAAATCAGAATAGGTTGAAATATATAAAGGACGGTCTCAAAAAATTAACAGGTATTAAGGAGGATAGTATATTGAATGAAATATTGTCAGGATGTTCAGATAAAGATGCCTGCGTCCTTTGTAATGTTGTTACAACACCAGCAAATGGCATATGTCTATTATCACGAATTGTAGGATTTCCGTTTGGTGGAATAAGTAATTTGCGAGCATTACGCCCTAATGAAGATAAGATAAATTATATTATAAAGATAAAAGATATCAAACCTGAATTAAGCACTCGCGAAATAGAGTTTATGAAATTATCTGTAAATGCTGTGAAAGTTCCTTGGGAAACAGGGCAAATGCTTTGGGTAATAAATCCTGGCCATTTTTTAGTTTCAATAGCTGACAAATATAATAATAGTTTAATTAGTGGTCCATCTGGTGGGACTGATATGATAATACAGGCATGTTTATTATTTTCACGATTTGATTTAGAATTAAGCACACTTGCTGGAATTGCGTGGTGTACTAACTGTCCTGATCATAGTGCGTATGAATGTTTAATTTCTGCTATGCCATATGGCTTAGATTATAGGTTAGATATAGAAGATGAAATATATGTTGATAAGTTAATTAGTAAACATAAAGACACCAGACGTTCATCATATAATTTACCTTTTTTTAGTAGTTCTAAGGTTATGTCCAGCGTCGGTGGCAAAGCAAAGAAAAACAAAACAAAGAAAAGCAAAAATAATAAATAATAATAAATAATAAATAATAAATAATAAATAATAAATAATAAATAATAAATAATAAATAATAATAAATAATTATATATCCTTACTACATGAATACATCATAACTTTATTTATCTTATTCTTATATATTAGAGATGAATTATTTACAGAAACAAGCACAAAATAAGAAGAGAACTGTATCTAAAATACTGGGGATTAACCTATCTGATGAATTAAATAAGTCATCATCATCATCGCCCAACATCGAGATAATAAAAAAATTAAAGGAAAGGGCAGTAACCGACGATCCTATGCTCAGACTTTCTATAACCGATTATGAGTTAATGTGTAAAGATGATAAGGCACTTGAGATTATGTCAACCCTCTTAGATGTTGATAAAAATAAACTTAAAAAGATTTGTAAGTATCTGGATATATTTAAAACACATATTAATTCATCACCTGAAACAATAAAAAACAAGATAAAAGCACTTAAGGCGCCTATATTAAAACTTCCATCTGATCTACGTAAAGAAATAGTAAGGGTTTTTGATAGTATGCTTAAAAAGAAATTTATATTAAGAAGAGGCATACCATTCGACAAATTAGAAACGGATACTTTGTCAAGCAATATTAATGCGATTGACTTTTTAATAGAAAATCCCCATCTAATAAATTGGAGATATTTATCATCAAATCCTAAAGCAATCGAATTATTAGAAGGGAAGTTTAAAGAAGAGGGAAAGTTATCTAAAGAAGAGTTGGCGTCGATTCCAGATAATCAAAAGATTGATTGGCGAAACCTATCCAGTAATCCTGAGGCAACTGAATTATTAAAGGCAAAATATAGAATAGAACAGATATCACCAGAAGATACAGCAAAATTGACTATGTTTCAGCGTTTAGATTGGAGATTATTATCTGGTAATCCAGGTGCTTTTGATATATTACGTTTGACTGAAAATCGCTACAAAATAGATTGGGTTCAATTATCACGCAATCCTAACCCCGAAGCCGAGGTATTACTAAGAGCTCCTGAGAATATACAAAATACTGTATGGAATCCAATACAGCTTACCCGTGATGCTGTTGATTTACAAGGTAAGACAGCAGAACAAGATGATATAGGTTATGTTAATTCAAAAATTAGAGGTTGGTCTAATTTATCATTAGACCCTGCCGCTATTAAATTACTAATTAAAAGGATAGCACATGAAGAAGCATTACCTAAAGATGAACTCAAAAAGATAATAAGAATAAATAAAATAAACTGGAATTTTATGACGCAAAATCCTGCGATATTTGTTTAGGATAAAACATTAATTTATTTATAATTTTATTTATTTTTTATTTATGAATTTATTATTTATTTATTATTTATTTATTATTTATTTATGAATTTATTATTTATTTATTATTTATTTATTATTTATTTATTATTTATGAATTTATATTTATATTTATCTAATAGATATAGAATAGAATGTCTCATATTCATATAAAGGAGACACGAGCTAAATTACTCGCAAGAATACTTTCTTTATACCGTCAAGCGCAATTAAAGCAATCATCATCACCAGATGTTGAGTTAATTAGAGCTTTACATGAACGTGTACATACCGATAATCCTATGTTCAGACTTTCTATAGAAGAATATGAATATATGTGTAAAAACGATATTGTTCTTACTATGATGGCGAAGATATTAGAGACTGATGTAAATAAGTTAAAAAAGATTTGTAAACATTTACATATATTCAAGGAGTATATCAATTCATCACCTGAAACAATCAAAAATAAGATGAAAGCGCAAAAATTGGCAATTAAAGATTTACCTGATGACATAAAAGAGAAGGTTGTGAAAATATATGAAAATATACTTAAATATGAATTGAGAGATTGGATATCTCTTGAAAAGTTGGATATGAACTCTCTATCATATAATCCAGATGCTATAGATTTACTTGATAAGTATCCTGATAAAATAGATTGGCAAGAAATAGCAAGTAATCCTAATAATGAAGGAAGTGTAAGATTAATAAGAAAGTATATATTTGGCAACAATCAAAAATCTTCTAAATCTAATTCTAAATACAAAAAGTTCGCAAATGATATAGATTGGGCTGTTCTTTCAAGTAATCCTTACGCAATCGATTTGTTAGAAGCAATAATTAAAGAGGGCGGAGCAGATGCTACTAATAATAGGGTTGATTGGTATCTTTTTTCAAGTAATAAAGAGGCAATCCCTATATTAAGCAAACCCGAGTATCGCAAGCATATAGATTGGGCTGTTCTGTCAAGTAATCCGAGTGCTATTGATTTATTAAAGGATAAATGGGAAGAAGATAAGCAAATAAAGAGAGTAGATGTCGAACAATATAATAATTTAAAAGATTATGAAAATATAGTAGCTTGGAATATTCTATCAGGAAACCCTAATGCCATAGATTTATTAAGAAAGAAAATTAGGGATGAGAAGAAGATGTCGCCAGAAGATTATGATAGCTTAGAAGATAATGAAAAGATAGCATGGGATATTTTGTCAGCAAACTCTGAAGCTATTGCTTTGTTAGAAAAAAACCCTGATAAAATTGTTTGGCTAAACCTATCAAGTAATCAAAATCCCAAGGCTATTAAATTATTAAAGGAGCGCGTAGAATATGAAAATAGTTTATCAATTGAAGAGTATCGTAAGTTATCTAATAAAGTAAACTGGTTATTTTTGTCAAATAACCCAAATGTTATCAAAATATTAGAAGATAATATAGACAAGATTGTATGGACTGCTTTGTCAAATAATCAGAAAGCTATAAAATTATTAGAGGCAAATCAAGACAAAATAGATTGGGCTACTTTGTCAGGTAATCCAGAAGCCATGAGTTTATTAGAGGCAAATCAAGACAAAATAGAATGGACTACACTTTCAAGAAACCCAAAAGCCATGAGTTTATTAGAGGCAAATCAAGACAAAATAGTATGGGAAGAATTATCTATTAATCCTGGTATTTTTATTTTACAATAACAAAATTGTCCTTGAACTCGCACGCAAGTGGTATATTTTTATACTTTATTTTTAGACTATGTATATGTATATAAAAAATTGATCTTCATATATATTATTATTATACAAAATGTCAAATAATTCACTAATTGATTTAAAAAAAATATCAAATGATTATAATCAACATAAAATACTTAATTTGATAAGAATTATACATAAGAAACGAGTATTAATCCATATAAAAAAGTTCCTTATTTGGATGATATAATATAAAAATTGATTGTAGTGATTCAAAGTATATCTCACGAACTCGGTATAATGTCTTCTTACCAAGTAGAGATTGCTGAGCTTGCAGAAAAAGGCTATTGTGTAATCGAAAATATTCTTACGACTGAAGAAGTTGATACGGCTGTAAAATATTTTAGAGAATGGTTTTCATCACATCCGCAAATAGAAGCTACGCATAATAAAATAAGTCCGCATGGAATTATTAAATATCATGAAGTTGGGCATCAAAGGCATTCGTGGTATATTAGAACAAGACCTAATGTTCAAAATGTATTTAAGGAAATTTGGAAGACAGATGAAGTTGTTGTTAGTTATGATAGTACTGGTTATATATCTGGGGATTGTAAAAAGAAAGATAATATTTGGACACATACAGATCAAGCGCCTTCTAAAAAAGGCTTAAAATGTATTCAGGGTTTTGTAGCACTTACAGATAATATTGAGCGAACTCTTGTAGTATATGAGGGTAGCCATAAACTACATGAAGAATATGCGAAAGAATATAATTTAACATCTACAAAAGATTGGTTGCTTATAGAACATGAATATTTAGAAAAAATTAGTGATAGAAAGCGAGTTCTGAATGTCAAAGCAGGTTCTTTAGTTTTATGGGATTCGAGAACATTTCACCAAAATCAATATGGAAATGGCAATAGTTGTAGTAATAATAATAAAGAAGAGAGAATAGTTCAATATGTAAGTTATTTACCTCGTAGCAATCTATCAAAGAAAATGTTAGAAAAAAGACAGAAATATTTTGCGGATAAAAGAACAACATCACATTGGGCATATCCTGTAAAAGTTAACGGATTACAGCCTCAAAATTATGGAGATGCTACTCTAATAATAAATTATAACGAACTTATTGAACCACAATTAGATGATTTATTAGAAGAGATTGTAAAATTAGTTTAAAGCTTATTTGCGAATTAGTTTGTAAATATTTAGTGTAAAATAGAAACGTCAGACTAAGCCAGAATAAATATGTTCTAAAATATATTAAAAAATATAAAAAATGATTATATATTTTTTTGTCATTAATTAGAGCCCTTGCGTATACTCTCGATATCATAGATATCGAACAACTGACCGAAGACCAAAACAAACGAACGAAGACCAAAAAACAACCGAAGAAAACACTATGACGAATACGAGAATTTTCAGGACATTTACTGATCTTTATGAAGTCGTGGTAGAAGAACATGGCGAAGATTATATAGATGAAAATCATTTTCAGATCAAGCTTGATGAATTAGTTGATGATGAAATGATTGTTCTTGGATCTTTGAATGAGAGTGATGGTAATGTTATTGATGTTTATGAGATAAATACAGGGATCAAACCGAGCGATTGTGTCAAGGAGCTTGATCCTGTCAAACGTCTAATATTATTAGAAATGGTTCAAAACTCATCTACATTCTTTCTATATCAACCTACTCAATTGGGAAAGAGTGATATAATGTCGAATGAGCTTGTGGACTGGTCAAAAGATAAGACAAATAAAGTAGTTGCGTTTATGATGTTTGCGAATGACAAACCTTTGTCTGACCAATCTGTTTCAGGAATTAAGAAAGTTTTTATGAAACAAAATATAAAGGTTGAAGTTTTTCTTCTGTCGAGTGATACAAAGATGAACAAAGACAGTTTTATTAAGTCGATTGTTGACCATATTCATGGATATGCTACAGATGATGACGAAGATCCTGAATATGGAATGCCTGTAATCTGTGGTCTTGATAACCCAAAACAGCGTGAGAAAATTCTCAATCTAATAAGTTATATTGTTAAAAAGGTATCTTCAAAAAAATCATCTCCTCTTAGATATGGGATAATATGGGATGAGGCAGATAAGACTTATCCTGGTGCGCGTGATGTCAAATATACTATTGATGCTAAATATAGGATTGATGATAATGATGATGATAAAGTAAGTTTCAAAAAGTTTGTTCTTGAAAATACGGTAGGTCTTTATCGTCTCGGTTTTGCTTCCTCTACAGAAGGAGACCTTATTATGGATGAAAATTATGAGGAATGCGCAAATGCTTATGTTTATCCTGTTGTTATAACTGAGGAGATTAAAGCGAATTATCGCGCTCTTAATCATCCTGAATCAGTATCGCATATTGTTCCTTACAAAGATAAGCAGCATAAGCATAATCTAAATACATATGCTATGGAAATATTAGAAGAATACAAGGAACATTTTCAAACACCTATTATTCTACCTTCAGGCGAATCTTATTATAGGAAGGTCATAGTAAATAGCAAACCTCAAACAAAAGATATGAATGAGCTTGCTATATGGTGTAACAAAAAAAATTACTATGCGCTTGTAATTAATGGTGCTGGTGGAGGACGCGCAAGTATTAAATTATACAAAGATGGAAAGATTGTACACACATATAAGTTGAAATATAATAATGTTGCGAAATCATTAAATGATAGGATATATTATATTTATAAAGCACAAAAGTTGTATGACAAGCCCTTAGTTATTATAGGGTCTCGTAAAGTTGACAGAGGTCTATCATTTCATTATTGTCCTCGTGAGGATGATGAAGTAATTATTGATGGTGATGATGGAGAAGTTATAACACGCAATAGAGATGGAATCATCTTTACAGATATGATACTTGGATCTGTTGAAAATAAAGATACGGCTGTTCAAAAAGGCGGAAGGTTAGCAGGTGTTATTGGAGGTTCGCCACAATATCCTGGAAAAATCCACTATTGGGTTGATGAGCGCACAGAAGCAATAGTAAGGCGTGCTCTTGATACTGTAATGAAGACAAATGAGATTAGCAAAGATAACACTTCTCTTACATTCGGACAGGTGTTTAAGCGTGCTCAGATTGCTTGCCCTATTATTCGTGTAAATCATAATACTGAAGAATCGCATTTTAGAGTGTATCCATCTGAAGATATTATGAGGGAGGCATATAAAGAGATATTTAAGAAAGAATATCCAAAGTCTTACAAAGTAAATAGCACAGGGTTTCTTGAATGCTCTCTATCTAAGAAGGTAGCAGTTCATGAATTATGCGAAGTCATTAAATATGTTCCTACAGCAATTAAAAGCGGTGGAGGAGGCGGAGATGGCAAAACAGTACAGCGAAAGGTGTTTCCATGCTACAAGAATACATTAGATTCATCAACATTACATTTTGTAATCGCTATAGACCCTAAAAAAATCAGTCCAGAACAACTTGCGAAAGTTGATAGCATTTACGCTAACATCAAAGTTCCCCACAAAGGCGACTTCTAAATAGAGTTAGATAGTTAGAAAAAAGAGATAGTTAGGGAAGTGTAGCATTAGTAGCATATGTATGTATATATTTTTTATTTGTCACCGAGAAACCGTTAAAAGATGAGCTTGGCGATATTGTATATGACCCAAAGTCCTTAATATATAACCATTCTCCTATATTAAGTTCGTAATATGGCACGTCTTTATATATACAATCTAAGCTGTCACATGTTGGTCCGAAAAACGTACTGTTATATTTAGGGTCATCATCATAACGGGATAATAAAGGGATTAGCTCGGGTTTTTGGTGATCATAGTTGATACAGTTGAATGACCCGTATATACCATCGCTTAAGTAGTATTTAATTACACCGTCTTCTTTTTTCTTAGCGATTACATTAATTATGAGAGTATGTGTAGCTTCTGTAAAATATCTTCCGGGTTCTGCTATAAATCTTATAATATTATTACTTGTTTCATATAAGAAAAAGTCAGCAATTGCCATATTAATATTATCACAAATATCAGAAAACTTGATGTTTTTATCAACACCTGGGAAGCCACCGCCAATATCTATAATACTTATGTTAAACCCATATTCTTGAGATGCTTTATAGGTTACAGCACAATCTTCGATTGCTTTATAGAAACTACGGGCATCACTACAACCGCTTCCGACGTGAAAACTAAAACCTACTAAGTTCATATGCAATTTTTTAACTCTTTCAAATATTTTTAGAATATTATTTTGAGGACAACCAAACTTTGAATTAAATTTACACATACTATTAGTGTCATCTACACATATTCTAAGTAATATGTGGGCTTCTGGATATATATTATATATTTTTTCTAATTCTTCCATACTATCAAATGTCATCATGGCTATATTATTATCACGGGCATACATTAAATGGGACGAAACTTTACAAGGGTTCGCAAATATTATCTTATCTGGATTATGAACAATACTTAAAACATTTTTTAATTCATTCTTTGACGCACAATCAAAACAGCACCCAAGCTTTGCTAATAAGTTTATAATATTATTATCAGGGTTTGACTTGACTGCAAAATACGGTTGTATATTTGGTAAATATTCGACCCACCTATTAAACTGGTCTTCAACCTTGTCTAAATCTACAATATAGAAGGGTTCGTCATGATAGCAACAGCTATTGTGATTGCCATGATATCCATAAGAGCGGTTAGCTTTGCTAATGTCATTATCTTCTTTAATATAATTTTTTATAATATTTGTAATATCCCTTGTATCCCTAACATTTGATTTGCCAACACATACTTTTTTCATTTATTTTTTATAATATTTATTATTTAATCTTATATATAAAAAAAAGATAATTATTTTAATTTAATCTGTAAAAAGATATTTAACAATATGCGAAGCTTTTTCTTTGCCAACTCCTTCAATTTTACATAGCTCTTTAATCTTTTGTTCAGGTGTTTCAAAAACATCAAGAGCCTTAATGATTACGCTCATAGATGTATATTTTGAATAAATATTTTTAGCTATAACATTAGATATCATAGGTATCTGAGACAGTTGCATTATAAAACACGATTTAGTATCTATATTATCCATCTTCTTCTTTTTTAGTTTGACAAAATCGGTATAGCATTTATCTGAGGTATACTCTTCATACAAAAACTTATCAGGCCTATCGAGTATTTTCATAGAAATCATTAAGATTAATGTTGCTGTTTCCTCAATATTTTTAGTATATAGAATCCTAATATTATCTCTAAACAACGTATGAAGATAGGCACCTTGTATCATCGATTTATTCTTTGAATACGTATTTGACGATAATATATTATCACCTTCAATAATATATGTTATATATTTCTGAGAAGTATTAGATAATAGACGGGCTTTCTGTTCTTTATATCTACCATCTACTATAGACGCTTGTAAATCCGCAAGCGTCTTGCGTTCAAAGATATGATTCAAGTTCTTGTAGGTTATATGGATATCACCAAGCGTCAAATTTTCACTAACTATTTCAACTCTTTCCTTATAATTATCAAGGTCTCTGTCGATAATATCATTATATAGATTGGTTTCACGAGCATCTATAGTGATTATTACATTATTGCTCAATTTTGATGTAATCGCACAGACAGCTTCGCTTACATCTTCCATATTATATAAATATGTCTTGTTATTATATTTACTATCACGAATATTACTTATATGTTCTTTTTCGTGTTCTGTATAATAATATATTTGATATTAGTTCCAGTAATGATAATATGAAAAAAAATATGAATATGAACATAAAAAACATATATTCAATACTGAATTGATTACCCTTCATGTAATCTGTAAACTCCTCAATAACAAACACAAGATTTTCAGTCTCAGGATTTTTGGGGCCTTTATACTCCTTACTTGCGCTTGAACCCATTAATGTCTGATTATCTAAATATCTAATATTATATTACATATAAATATCACTCTTGTCTTTTGAATATTTCTTCGCAAGAAGCTTGTAAAAATCTTCAAACTTAGTAGTAATATTTTCAACTTTCCTATTATTAAATAGGAACTGTATTAGAGTAGCGGGTTCAATAGAATATTTCTGAATATTTGTCCACAAGAGTTCAAAGTCTTCTTCGTTATTAAAGAATGATAAAAACATTTTGCTTGCTTGGAATTTATCAAGATTAGATAGCTCAATATCTAAATCAATTCTTCCGCATCGCATAAGAGCATCATCTAAATTATTTGGAAAGTTAGTTGTCATAATAACAATCAATCCTTCAGGGTTATTGAAACCATCAAGGCAATTGAGAATACCATTCATAGTAATATTATTTTTAAGACTATCATTTGTCTTCCTATCAACAAAGATACAATCAATATCTTCAAGAACAAGAATTGACTTCTTATCATCTTCATTAACCTGTGAAATAGCCTCGATCATAGCCTCCTCTTTTAACTCAGAATTGATATTAAGAACACAGATATTTGCTTCGCATTCTGAAGCAATACTATGAATAAGTGAAGTTTTACCTGCCCCTGGTGGACCATGAAGAATGACATTCATCTTATAAGGAATCCCGTGCTTACAATAATCCTTGTAAGTATCCTTATCAATAAACTGTTTAATAGGATCTCTGATTTTATTTAAATGCTGATCTTTCAAAAAGATACTTTCAAAGCTCCTTTTAGGAATTGAGGAATCATACGCCCAGCAATAACCTGTCCATTTCTTTTTAATGATTTTATCTCCTGATACTTCAGCAAACTTCTCTTTCTTCTCCTTAAACTTCTTGTTAATAGCCTCTTCAAAAAATGCTGTAACCTTCTCTTTTGAAGAACCCTTTAAAACAATCTTTTTAACATGAAAAAACTCCTCTTTAAAAGAGAAGGTCTGTATCTTATCATTCAGGATAAAATCGCCAATTTCAATCTCGATATCATCAATAATATATTTGCCATTCTGTGGAATAAAATGATGTAAAAACATATAATCTGATTTCTCCTTCTTATAATCTCTGAAATGTTTCCTATCGATTTCATCATAAATACAATCAATTTCCTTGCCTTCTTTACAAAGCTTATCATATACATAAGATAGAAGAATACGTGCGTCGGCTTTGTAGGAATAAATCGTGATTGACATTATTATTATATATTATATGATTATAAACCTTATATATAATATTCACAAATTATACATCATGAATGGTCGCGATAACCAATCATCTTTTATATGGTTCAACAAAGGCCATGTCAAGATATTTAAATATGTCTTCTTCACTATGAATACTATCAGTAGTATCGATAATGTTTTTATTATTAGCTACTCCAACACCTACTCCAGCATTCGCCGCATTTGCTGCTTTAAACCCATATTCGGATAATGAGAGACCTTTCTTTAATGCTATTTTACGCATGTATATATTAAAATTATATGAACCTGTGAAATAAAGCAAGGCAAAGTAGTAATATGAAGGTTCTGCTATTAATATGTCGATGCGTCGAGCAGGTAATTCAGGAGACAACTTACATATTCCCATAAACTTATTATTACCTTGTGCCAACTTCTCTATAACATATGATTTATCTTCAAGTTGCTTTATAACATCTTTTAGAACTAATCCACTCCGATTTTTAATTAATATATCAATATCTCCTAAATCCTTATTCTTTCTTCTGAAACTACCAACAAACTCAAACTCTATTCCTTGATACAAATTATTTAATATCTTGTGTACTATTTTGAAATGCTGCTTGCCTTCTGCTATAGGAATCCTTATATTCATATCATCATAGTATTTTAAACCGATCTTCTGTTTATCATTCAGTAATTCTGGGTGTTCTTTCAATTCATCGAAGTCCTTTATTTTTGTCATCAGCTCTGTTATCTTTGCTGGTCCCACACCATAAATACTTTTTAATTTATTTCCCAGAATATATTGAGGATCACTAAGTACACTATTAACTTCAGCAATATTTCCTGTATCAAGAAACTCTATTATCTTGTCCTCGATCTTTTTTCCAACTCCCTTAAGTAGCTTAATATCTTCAGGGGTCTCTATATTTTTATCAAATAGTTCTATAGAATCAATAACTTTTTCATATGCTTTAACCTTGAATGGCTCTTTGTTTATTCTCTCGTAATCTGCTAATATTTTTAGACTATCTACTATTTTCTTGTTATTTGATGGCTGTACGTTAATAATAATATCATTATTGCTATCTGTATTGTTCTCTGTATCATTATCTGTATCCTTTTCTTTTGCCTTATCCTTTTCTATCTTCTTCATCTTTTTTTCAAGAGCCTCTTTTTTAATACATCTACCTGTTAAAGGATTAACGACCTTTCCTTCAGGACACTTTCTATTCAAATTTATATTCATCTTCTTTCTTCTAATTATATGGTATGCTTATAAATATTATATATATATTCAATTTTTATTGATATTGATGAATAAAAATAAGGAGATTAAATTTGTGTTTTAGGAGGAACAAGTGTATGACCTTCAATATATAGATTACCGTCTTCGTAATCTTTAAAAGACAATTTATATATTACATAGCAGATATTATTGCTCTCTCTAATCTTTGGATAATACATATCATTAAATTGAATACCATTACGTAGCATAGTTTTGTATGGAGCAAATACCTTAATATCGACATGATAATATGTATTAGTTGTTGCGGCGTCTACATATTTTGTATAGTCGATTGTTTCATAATTACTAAAATTATCAAGTAATAGGGAGTATTTACATCTTTTGAAACAAAATACAAGTGCCTTTGTATTTTTATTTTTTATTGTATTTGTAGGAGAGCAGTATTTTTGTAAATTACGTATAGATACTTCAGGAGAACTCTTTCCATTCTTTTTACAATTTTTCATAATATTATCAATAATAACATCAATATTTGCTTTAATTTTTGTACTTACTGTATTATTATTTGTATAATTAATATCGTCTAATGTATTATCTACAGCCTTGTCTAATGTTAAGTTTAGTAATTTCATAATATTTACATCATCACCTATTATGTATTCAGGTTCCTCTATTGATGATGCTAATGAAACAGAAGGCGAAGCAAATGCTGTAACATGCTTAAGAGGAAAAAGGGGTAAGATGCTGGGTGGTTTACTCAATTCACGAAGATTAAGATTTAGGTCTGATTGAGGTATACGATTTGATTTTTCGACTGATATGCGTTTATTAAAGGAACTGATATTATTGTTAATTCTGTTAGTATTCTTAGACATATATGTGAATGCTAAAGAAACATCGAATGTGAATAATAAAAATACGAAGAATGATTTGTATATATACATATTCATATAATACATATAGTAAAATAATTTTTATATGATATTTATGGTGGTGGGACGGCTTTACTATTTTATGCTTCTTACTTTATTCTTTTGATTTTTGTATATGTGATATTTATTTATTCTAATAAAATCATATAAGAACTACAACATATATATAATTATCTAATAAAACAAAAATCTAATAAATATATATATCTAATTTATATATCTCTATAAAAACTAAATTATTTTTTCAATTAATATTGCTCAGATTTATGAGCTTTTGCTACCATGGCCGAGTCTGGTCCAAGGCATGACACTTAAGCTGTCACGTGCTTAGCACTCGCAGGTTCGAATCCTGCTGGTAGTAAAACAACCTTTTATGAAGGCAATATTAAATTATATAATCTATATATTATACCAAATCAGGGAACATCATATTGATATAGTGATATAAGGCTCCTTCTCTGGCTCTATCACGGTCTATTATGAATTCTACATAATCTAAGTATACTGTTACAATATCATCTTTTACAATAATCATATATACGACGTATGTTAAAATAAAATACACAGTAAATATGATGTCGTTATTTGTTATTTTGTCATTAATTATTATTAATAAGGGAAGTATCTTGCCTAATGTATTTATAGTTATATAATATAATAAGAGAGATCTCTCGTTTAATCGAGGTATTATAATAAACAAACTAAATATAAAGAATGTCAAAGCTATACTAATAAGTATAACGGGATTGTATGGAACTATTTTGAAAATGTATGCGATTGAATAAATAAATATCCATATAGATAAAAATCTGTCAGGTGTTATTACATGATCCATCGTTTTTATTGATTTCAATCTTATCCTTATATAATATATATTTAAATTATTATTAAATTATTTTTTTATTTGGTATTCCATTTAATCCTAAATGAGCAGATAATCCTGACTTTATTCCGACCATCCTATGTATTATTATTCCTAACCCAAGTAATGTAATTGATATTATTGCTAATGAAGCAGAATATTGAATAAATGTTCGATTTGATTGCTCATTATCACTCAGTTCTAAAGGATATATCCATAAATATGTATGAATTATTAAACCGACAATCAACGTAGGAACCAAATCAATCAAGGTTAAATTTAAAAACCGATGTCTTCTTAATTGCTCCATATCCATAGTAGTCGTTTATATATATCAAAGATATTAAAGATAAAAGATATCAAAGATATTAAAGATAAAATATATATAGAGAATATACTTTAATATATAAATAAAAATACATCATAATGATTCATTTAATTACTTATGGTGATAGCAAGTATACTGAAACAAAAGAAAGATTACATAGTCAAGCTTATAGTCTTGGCTGGTTTGACACAGTAACCTCATATGGCCCCGACGATTTAGACTATGATTTTAAAGAAAGATTTAAAAATATATTAGAAATGCCAAGAGGTGGTGGGTATTGGATATGGAAACCATATATTATCAATAAACATTTAGAAAAAATAGATGATGGTGATATATTGATATACTTAGACGCCGGATGCTATATTAATCCAAGTGGACGTGATAGATTTAATGAATATATTGATATGCTTACAAAAAGCGAAGAGGGTTGTATATCATTCCAAATGACCCATCATATTGAGAAAAAATGGACTACAAAAGAAATATTTGAACACTTTAATATACATTCTTATAGCAGCGATATCATAGAATCTGGGCAAATTATTGCTACTGTCAGGATGTTTAAAAAGAATGCGAACAGTATTAATATAATATCTGCGTGGTTAAATCCATTATATCAAAATCCACTATTATTTACTGATCATTATAATAAAAGTATAAAAAATATTCAAAGTGATATCTTTGTAGATAACAGACATGACCAAAGCATCCTTAGTGTTGTATGTAAATTATATAAAACAATAGTTCTCGAAGACGAAACATACTTCTCTGATGGTTTTGGAAGTGAGAACTCTCTTAAATGCCCTTTCTGGGCTACACGGATAAGATTGTAAGTATACTAATTAGACAGCTTGTTGAGTCTCGTGCTTTGTTTGTGTATCTTGCTTTATTTGCCTCTTACTATTACTGATATCAATATCATATTTTAGCGTATTATTTTTATACATATGTTCAACAACCTTATGGAGATTATAAACATCATATAGAGAATTATGCGCATTCTCAACATCTGTCTTAAAATTATATTTGTATATCTCGTTAAGCGACGGGTTCTTGTAATTACCATATTGATTAATAATTTTAAGAATAGGCTTCATATGTTTCATAGTACATAGCAAAGTTTTCTTATCTAATTCATCAATAATAAACTGAAGGTTCCGTCGATGTAGCTCGGATTTAATAACACCTACATCAAATCCTACATTATGAGCAACAATATGCGTAGTTTTTTTTAACAGTTCATAAAATATATCGACAGCGACTGTATTAAAATCAACTCCAACAGTATCCGAAATTTCGTTGCTAATACCATGAAAATTCTCATTCATTATCTCAAAACCTTCACGCTTTATAATATAATCTTTGACATCCTCATATTTAAACTTAGTATCTGTAATTAAAATAGAAAACTGTACAATCCTCGCACCATCATACTTCTCTAAATCCCTATAATAAGGATAAACACCCCATCTCAGATTGCGTGTATCAGGCAATCCAGATGTCTCCGTATCAATAAATAGCGCCATTTTATATCTATATATATGCTCTGTATTAATATATTATATATATCATTTTTTTATATAAAGAAAGATTTAGAATATATTTGAAAAAATTGATAACTATTTAACAATTTAACAATTATAAATAATAAAGAAAAATATCTATAGATTTATTTGCGATGAAACATTATTGGATTAACATGGATAGATGTAGTGAGAGAAGAGATCATATGGAAGCACAATTTTTGATAAAAGATATAGAGAATTATAGAATTTCAGCAGAGACCCCTGAAACAATCAAAGAAAACGGCTATAGTATTATTCGCAACGAAGAATCGATTAATACCACAACACCTGAAGAGATTAGTTGTATATTGTCGCATTTAAAAGCGATCGAGTATGGATACAATAAAGGAGACCCGTATTTTTGTGTATTAGAAGACGATTTAGAGTTTATTAATATAGATTTCAAAAAAATACTAAAATATGCTGAAGATGCTAAAAATAAAAATAATGAAGATGTAGAAATATTACAATTATATACGAGCGGACATCCTGTAGTTATACAGCTATATAATGAGCATTTTTTAAAGAATGAAGTTGTTATTAAAAGAGCTGAGTCATATCCTGGAGCCGTATACTATATGGTTTCTCGAGAAGGCGCACGCAAAATCTTAGATAAATATGTATTGTCTAAAAATAGCTACGATTTATCATATTCATCATGGACTGCTGCCGACAATATAATATATGCCGCTGCTAACTCGTATGTTCTTACATATCCTATAATAGTAACTGATATACAATTTGGTAGCACACTACACCCTGAGCATCTACCAAACCACGAATATTGTAATAATATTATTAAACATGTATGGTCAGTTAATAACCAACTTAATATGTTTGCTAAGACCTGAGTATAATTCATTTCCTTGTCCTTAAGTACTTGCAGCCCTCTTGAATTCTTTTATGGCAATTGCCGAACGTTCTTTATGATCTATTATTTTTTCTTTTGCTTCGATTTCATAATTCGGAATCCATGTTCTTATATATTCATAATTTTTATCATACCTTTTTAATTGTAATTCAGGGTTAAATATGCGAAAATATGGTTGCGAATCTGTTCCTGTACTTGCCGACCACTGCCACCCGCCATTATTACTTGCGGGATCATAATCGACTAATTTTGTCGCAAAGTATTTCTCACCCCACCTCCAATCAATAAGAAGATCCTTTGTTAAAAACATCGCAGTTATCATTCGTAATCTATTGTGCATCCATCCAGTCTTATTAAGTTGCGCCATTCCAGCATCTACCAATAAATATCCGGTAGTTCCATTACACCACCTTTTAAACCACTCCTTATTATTTGTCCATTTAACATTATCATACTGCTCTTTGAATGAGTTTCCTAATACATGAGGAAAATAATATAGAATATTTGCGTAAAACTCTCTCCACAACAATTCACGCTGTAATTCTTTAACCTTATTATAGTTATAATAAACCTCCCTTATGCTGACACAACCAAATTTAATATATGCGCTTAGTCTTGTTGTCTTATCTTGAGCCGGATAATCACGGGTTGTCGCATAATCCGTCATAATCTTCTTGAATCGCTCGAGAGCTTTGTCACGACCACCTCTTACTGATATATCATCATTAGCTACATAATATTTATGCTTGTCAAACTTTTTGATATCTTTTATAACATTTATGCTTTTGACTACTAATGGTTCAGGTGCTTTCACTTTGATTAACAAAGATTTTTTATAGAAAGGTGTAAATACTTGATAAGGATCACTTTTGTTATTTAGAATAGTTCCTATAGGATAAAGCGTGTAGTCTTCTTCGGTTATTATGCTAATTTCTCTGTCTTCTGCCCATTCAGCAATAATTTTATCACGTTTTATAGCGAATGGTGAATAATCTTTGTTATATGCTATAGATTTGATTTTGTATTTTTTAGATAACTTTGTTAATACTTCGATGTCATCATTTTCATAATAATTTACATGGATATCTTTGTCTAATATGTCGAGGCTTTCAATCATAAACTGAACACAATTATTACTAAAATACTCGTTGTTCTTGGCATATATTTGCTTGGGATTAAATATAAAGAGAGGGTATATCCCTTTGTTCCCACACTCCAATACCAACCTATTTAAAGCCAAATTATCATGAATACGAAAGTCTCTGCGAAATATGAATACGTTTATTTCGGTCATTTCTATATATTATATATAAATAGTTATAGACTATATTCAATTTTTTTATTCTTATTCTTATATATATTTATATATCTATTTATTAAATAGAAAGAATGAACTTTACAAGGATGCATAAGTATATAGATACTAATGTTGCTAAATTTGTTGGTAATAATAATCAACTTAGTGATAGAGTTAAATCAAAGCCGCAAGCATTATTACTATTATATTTTAATAGAGTGGTTAATTATAATAGTAAATTTAGAGAATTTTTAAACATTTCACTAAAATATGATAAACCAGCAGGAAATGTTGATGAAAACAAGGAACACCTTGAAAATCTAAAAACTGTTAAGACTGCTTTGGTAAAAATGTATATCGATCTTTTAAAAATAAGAGATGTCTATCGTAGTAGCCATGGATATAGCGAAGCAGACAAATCATATTTTAAAAAAATTGTAGATATGGAAAACCTTGTTACTGCGTCCATAATTTTGATAGAAAATAGATGGTCTAATCAATCAAATATAGAAAAGGCTGAAAAAAATAGTTTAAATATTAAATATTTAAGGACTGAAATAGCGTCATATATAGATTTTATAAAACCGAGAAATAATGGTGATGATATCCCTATGTTTGACGCTGTCGCCCCTGCTCTTGAATTAAAAAGAATTAAAATGCTAAAAGAACGACAGCCATCCCCTAAAATGTCAGTAATGCGTCCATCAAGTCGTCATGAACCCGTTGCTATGTTAGAACCTGCTGTTTTAAAGAGAGATATATCAAGGCTTCGTAGACAAGAAAAAGAAGCAGGAATAAGTCCTCGTGCGGCAACACGTCGTACACCAAGCCCCCGTGCGGCAAGTTCCCGTAGACAGAGTCCTCGTAGACAGAGTCCTCATTCACCAACAATTAACGCTGTATATAGACACAGACCATTACCATTAAGTCCCACACCTCTACCCCCTCCACTTTATCCACAAACAATTATGGCTACACGAATACGATCAAGACCATCGTCAGCCGCAAGACGATCACCGCCACACAGCGTAAGGAATTCACCTCGTAAATCGCCTCGTAAATCGCCTCGTAAATCACCTCGTAAATCACCTCGTAAATCGCCTCGTAAATCACCTCGTAAATCACCTCACCAATCACCTCGTCAAGATCTTTATCCATCTATTCCAAAGATGCCATGGTATCAACGACGATAATTAGGTAAACTATTAATTACATACCTATTTTTTATTTTTATAGTAAGTTTATATAGAGTTAAAATATAAATGAGATATATTGATGCATTAAAAAAATATAATGAAGGAAAAGATAAATGGTGCTCACCTAAAAAAGGATCACCAGATTATTTTCAAATAATAAATATGATGAAGAAGAAAGCCAGTACATATTCACATTCATTCACAAGCAAATCATCAGTAGTTAATGCTCCTCGAAGTAATGACTATGAAATTGTTAAAGATAATCCAAAGATTTTTTTGATAAATGCTGTAGGCGATGGAGATTGCTTTATTAATGCTATTTTTGACTATGGTTTATATTCAGGAACATTAGCATCTATATATAATCGTTTGATAAATATTGAGTTGTTAATTACAAGTAAACATGATAAATATGAAGTAGGAATTAAAAAGACTAAAGAGTTATTTGGCGATTTTAGTATACCAGTTTATGATAATGATAAAGAAAAGTATATAAGGATTGTTAATAAATCTCTTGTAAAAATAGATGATAGTGATGTACCTTCAAAATATAAGAAATTATCCAAACTACTGACATATTTTACACATCCACACAGACAAGTAAAAGGAGGGAATTATGAAAAAGAAAGAAAGTTATTTTCCAAAGCCATGAAATACATGCAAGTTTTGTATATATACACTTTTGGCAAGAAGACATTCTTAAATCGGCTTAAACTATCTATGGAAATTGCGATAACGACAGAAGGGCTTGATATATTAGATTGGGATCATACTTTGATAAACTATGTAAAAAATAAGTATTATCATAGAAGGACTGGTGATCTTAAAGCAAGTATAGATGTTAATAGATTATTAGATGAATATATGAAGATTTATGCTGAAACTAATGGATATTATACAGGTGATGACCAGATTTTTATATTTAGAAAGATTATGTTTAAAAAAATTAAAATTAATAACACAAGTGATAATAAAACTATTCCACGTTTTTGGTTAAATTACGAAACAATACAGAGTGTAAATAATTTAACAAAAATAGTTAAATTTCGTAAAACAGCAGAAGCATATAAATTTATCGAAAAAGACGGCAGCATCTATAATTATATCTCGCTATTACGAGATGGCGAACATTATTTATTATTTATTGCCAAAAATAATATGATATTATAAATCTTTGTATATTTTTATTTTTTATATAAATATATATTAATATTTATATTACATATTACCACATATTTACCACATATTATATTCATTTATGATGATTATGATTATAAGAAGATATATAGAACTATGCGGTAATGATATCAAATATAGTATTTTAGGATTAGTTTGTGGTTGCGTTGGATCATATTATAATGTTAATGCTAATGAGCATATGAGCCGGATGATGATAGGTGACTTTACAAATAAAAGGTTATATTTGCTATTTTATACTAATTTAATCTCTATGATCGCTATATCTTTAAGAGGAGGGTTATTTGTATATTCTCAAAAGTCCATGAACCATAAATTAAGATGTATCATATACCGAAAGATTTTAAATCAACCCTTGAAATTTTATGAAACAGAACCTGTAAATTCGCTCCTCGAAAGAGTTAATAACGATGCAAGGATTGTGTCAGATATTATATCGCTAAATATTAATGTGTTTTCACGGTCTCTCATAGAGGCCGTTATAACGTTCTGGTTATTATCAAATATATCTTGGAAATTAACAGCAATCGCTATATTTTTAATCCCAATAAATTATTTGATATCTGAGTGCTATGAAAAGATACAGAAGAAGATAATGGCAAATTATGAAGAACTAAATAAAGAGCTGAATACTTATACACATGAAACGATATCTCATATATCTGTTATGAAAACTTATGCTAATGAAAAGCGATCTGAAAATAAATATAATTTGCTATCAAATACAATAGCAAAATACAATTACAAAGAATGCCTCTTATATGGAAGCAATCTCTTAGTAGTTTGTAATATACCAACAATAACTACTATTATTATTATATTATCTGCGAATTATTTACAAACAGTCGAAGGACTAACAATCTTTATTCTACATAATCAGGGTTTATATTCAATAATCAAAACACTCTTTGATATGAAAAACGAATTCATAAAGTGTAAAGAACCTTACTCTCGTATTACAAATATACTTGACAACCCCGAATATACAACTGGTTATTATATTCCCGTAGATAATAGAATAGATGGAGACATCGCCTTTAATACCTTGTCTTTTAAATATGAAAAAGCAGATGTTGCGGTATTAACTGATTTTAGTTTCCAGATAAATCGTGGAGATAAAATAGCTATTATTGGTGCTTCAGGATGTGGGAAGAGTACGCTTTCAAAATTACTGGTAAATATCTTGGCTCCTACAAGCGGTTCTATAACAATAGACGGTATTAACATTAACGATTATGACAGCGAATGGCTTAAACAAAAAATAGGATATGTCGCACAAGATAGCGTATTATTTACGGATACAATTGCTAATAATATATCTTACGGATTAGTTGGAGTTAGTGAAGAAGATATTGAAGAAGCTGCTAAAAATGCGAATGCTCATGAGTTTATCTCAAAACTACCTAACAAATACCAAACAAAACTTGAAGGAACTGAACTAAGCTCGCTTTCAGGTGGACAAAAGCAACGCATATCAATCGCAAGAGCATTAATAAGAAAACCGCAAATTATGATATTTGATGAAGCGACATCTGCTCTCGATCCATATTGTGAAGAACTTGTTCAGCAGACAATCAAAGAATGCTATAAAAATCAAAATATCACTATGATAATTATAGCACATAGAAGGTCTGCTTTAGATATTGCTGATAAAATCTATGAATTAAAAGATTCCCAACTTATATTGACAAGTATATAGTATTGTATATAGTATTGTATATTATTGTATACTACATAATATTAAAATATCTATATATTAGAATGAGTATTTATGTAGATAGCAATATTAATATTATAAATAATATTAGTAGTTCACGTAATGGACATAGCAGTCATAGTGTTATTACTGTAGCTTCAAGCAAATCAGCAGACATACTGATAAATAATGCGTTGGATATATTATTAAAGTCAATCAATATTAAAGAGTATTTAAATAATAAAAATGAAGTTTTGTTTGATATGCGAAAGTTAAATAAGGTATATGTAAAAGGATTTATTTATAGAATTATTCAAGGATTATATGTATTCACAAAATACAAAAGTATTAAGAAGGAGCATAATGATATTATATTTTATGCTCCACAATTAAACAAAGCAGATATCGACAGTCTATTTGGTATTATTAATTATTCTAATTTATCTCGTAATATGATCAACGAACCATCTAATATGTTTACGCCTGAAAAGTTAGCCGCATATGCTTGTAATCTTTTTAGTAATAAGAAGCAGTCTTCTAAATATATTAAAATAAATAATTATAATCATAATGATATTAAGCGAATAGGCTTACGACTGATTGATGCTGTTGGTGGGTCTTCACGAAATAAGCCACATTTTGTAGTACTTGATTATAAACCTCCTGACTGTAAAAAAACAATTTGTCTTGTTGGCAAAGGTGTCACAATAGATACTGGTGGGTATTCTATGAAACGTGAAAAAAGTATGGAAAAAATGTATATGGACAAAGAGGGCGCTTCATTAGCGATTGGGTTATTTAAGTATTTAGTAGATAACAAAAGCAAGCATCGTATAGTATGCTTGTGTCCTTTGGTTGAAAATATTGTATCAGATATATCTGTAAAGCCGAATGATGTTATTAAATCTTATAATGGAACAAGCGTTGAGATTGTTAATACGGATGCTGAAGGTAGATTAATACTTGCTGATGCGCTTGCTTACGCATGTAAAAATTATGACCCTGATTATATATTTGATTATGCTACATTAACTGGATGGTCAGAGAGAATACACTGTCATACCAGCTTTACATATTTTACTCTTAATGATAAACTTTCAAAGGATATTGAAATATATAACAAGGAATATGCTGAGAGAAGTATTAGGCTACCCCCATGGGTCGAATATATACATTATATTAAATCAAATATTGCGGATGTTAAAAACTCGGGATATAAATGTGTTAATAGCGATGGGATGATGGCATCACTATTTTTAATGAATTTTATTCCTGAAAAATATCGTAAAAACTGGATACACTTTGATGTCCGCTTATCAAGCTATAATAACCCTATTAATATAGCTGACGGTTTTGCTACCTACTTGGAGATTATCAAGGGGATATAAGGAAAAAAGACATCTAAAAATTGCTAAGTCGTTGCTAAGCTACTAAACGGCTTCCGTCTTACACATCGTCCAATTTTCGGGGAATAAATCAACCGTGCTATGTGTTATCACCTTTGAATGTTGCCATTTATCGGGATAGCATATGATTTTATTTTTGTTATCAGTATCAGATGCCAAATAAGCACCCCACCAACTGAAAGTGCTGTTTGCGATAATATGATGTTCGCATACGCTCATCAATACCAATTGTTCCCAGTCTTCTAATGTATCACTCACTTTATGATACGATGTGTTTGGAAACAGTTTTTTGAGGGGATTGATGTAGTTTGTCAATACAAACTCATTATCTTCTGCTTCACAAAAATAGAGCAGTTTAATAGGTTTGTCTGTATTTTGAGAGATATGCTTTATTGCATTTATATAATATTCGACAGGAATGATAATGTTATTCTCCTTATGGACTTTGATAATATCCCCGATTCTAAAATGTAATGAAATCATCTCGCATGGATTGAAGGTGTTGTTCTGTTTCAGTTTATTTATAAGGGTGTTTCTTATGGTATTATAGCCAATCTCTTTTAAGATTTCATCTTTGTAGGAATCGAAGTATTTATAGGATTGAAAGTATCCTGTCAATTTAATATTCTCTGTGCTTGAAATACTTGGCAACTCTTGGTATTCAAAGGTGGGTTCTTGATATACTGGGAAATAGACAAAGTAATTGACTAAGTATTTCTCTAACTTACTTAAAAAATTATTCCAATACACATTTCGATACGTACAACTGGGGCTATATGCCTTCCTTTCAATAACAAAGAAATTGTTGTATTTCTTCGAATAAGCGATTACCGTCATTATTTGAAACAATTGATTCCCCAGACCCCCCATTATATCGATTGATATCATTTTAAAATATATATAAATAAAAATAATATATGTTTATATGGGTTTTATGATTATGATACCTTACCTCTAAACTTATTAATAGGGTTATTATAGCTGACGGTTTTGCGACATATTTAGAAATTATAAAAAATATATAGGATATAAGGAAATAGGATATAAGGAAATAGGATATAAGGAAATAGGATATAAGGAAATAGGATATAAGGAAATA